CTGGAAGCCGGAGGGGCCTTGCTCCACTTTCTGCGCGTGAGCGCATAGCGAAAGGACGGCGAGCGACAGTGCCAGGAAGAATGCTTTTATCATGCGAGTGTCACCGATTTGAGAACGCCGCCGTCATTGGCGTAGAGCTTCAACGTGCCGTCTCCCGTGTTTTTCCAAAGCTGCGCGAAGCCGGCGCCTATTGTCGAAACTGTCGGCACGACTGCGCTTGTGGTCACGCTGGTCTGCACGCCGAGATTGCCCTTGCCGAAGAGGGACAGCAGGACGTTGGCGCTGCCTGAATTGGGGTTGGCTTGGACATTTACGGAACCCGTGCCACCGGTGACCCGCACCGAGTCAGTCGATCCCGTGCCGATGTTTGTCGTGATGTTGATGCTCATGCCGGAAACATCGCTGTGCATCGGGATAGTGAATATCTCGCGGAATGCCCCGGTGCTGGTCGTGCCACGAAAATGGAATGTGTTATCGCCCGACAGGACTGCCATCGTGACCGGAGCGCCGGACGTGTCGGGCCACAAGACCGGGATATCGAGTGGCAACTGCACGGGATATGGTTGGGTTCGCCACGCTGCGGTCCCTCCCACATAAGCCGTTGTACCGCCAGCGGTTCCAGCCGAAAAATTATTCGGCCCGATGACACCGACCGACGCCCCGATGTAGCATGAACGAAAGTGCGCCGCTCCCGTTACCGTGTTGCCGGATATGTTGTAGTTGTCTGCCTCGACGCGGATGACACCGAGATTACCCGCAACGGTCTGCGGATCGACAATGGTGTTGCCAATGACGTTGATGTTCTGCGGTGCAACCGAGGTATCGGTCGTGAAGCCGATCGCTGAACTGGCCAGCACACCGAGCATCTTGTTGCCGAACACCTGCACATCGCGAATGTCGCCGCGGCCGTTGATGATGCCGCCGACGATGAGGTTGTTCGAGACCGTTACGTCGGAAACCGTGTTCACTCCGGCGGCGCCGAGCGTGGATAGGTTGATCGTGCCGAGATGACCGGAAAGGCCGAGGTTGATGAGCGTGTTGCCGCTGATGACCGCGCGGGATGCCGTCTGCGGATCGCCGCCCGATGCGCCGCCGGCCGCGTTGAAGTTCACCAGCTGCGCCGTGTCGTCGCACAAGGCGTAGTTGTTGATGATGCGAATGTCTGTGCTGCCGTGCCAGCAGTCGTACGGGCAGTTCAGCACATTGTAAGTGGTGTTGCCCTCCATGACGCCATCGATGACGCCTAGGAATGCCGTATGGTCGCCGCCGAAAGATGAGACGCAGCGCAGCACCTTGACGGCCCGTGCCGCGAAGAAGCGGACGGAATGCACGTCTCCTGTGTTGTGGTTGACCCACGACATCGCGAGGTCGCTCACCGTGATGTCGTGATCGGCAACCGGGAACGTGCCGTAGTTCAGGTTGGTGAAGATGCAATAAGGATCGGCGCCGACATGGCCTGTATCAACCCATGCGGCGGACGACGCGGCGATGACGAGCGACCCCGGCCCGTCGCCGCAAGCGCGCGTGTTGGAATGCAACCGGATCGGCGAGGAGACGAGATAGGTGCCGGCGGGGAAGTAGAGCGTGCCGCCGGTTGACGGGATGGCGGCGGCAGCGGCCTGGATCGCGGCTGTGACATCGGTGACGCCGGTGCGATCGACTGCGGCGCCGCCTGGGCCGAAGTCCAGCACGTTGGCGACGCTCGCCGCCCGGTCGGCCAGCGTGCGTGCCGTGGTGCTGCCGGTGGCGGTGAAGGCGGAGGCACCGAGGCCGTTGCCGGTGAGCGGGCCGGTGAGGGCGCCGCCGGCCGCAGGCACATACGGGCCGCCGATGCTGACCAGCAACTCGTCGAGTATCTGCGCGAGCGTAAAGCCGCGGGTGCGAAACCCCTGCGGCTTGCCCGGTTGCCACCCCAGCAGCGTGTCTTGCAGCGACAGGTTGTCGGCGGGGTTGGCATTGCCGATCAGCTCGCCCCCGCCCGGTGGCGGCTGGTAGCGGTTCGTGCCGTCTACATCGGAAACCGTGCCTACCATCAGCGTTGCTCCCCGCTAACCGAGAACATCGGGGCCATCGAGCAGGCTGCCATCGAGCATGAAGTCGCCCGGCGGGTTGTTGCCCCAGACATGCAGACTGTCGTCATCGACGAACTGAAGCCCGCTGTCGGTGACGGTCTGCCAGCCGCTGTCGGTGGTGAAGCCGGCTCCGCGTTGCTGCTCGGCTTGCAGGAAGCCGGGACGAGGGTCCTTCACCGGAACAGGATCCGGCCCTATGCGAATCACCTTGCGCCCGTTCGGGTTCGGTACGTCCAAGCAGCTAGGGCACCGGAGGAAGCCTGTTTTCACCAGCGCGCTGCCGGCCCAAATCTTCTGCCATTCCAGTTTGCGGTGTAAATATTTGAAGCCGCACAAGTCGCAGATCGCCGGAATAGTCGTCTTCGGATGCCGGAGCGAGACGGGCGCGTGTGGCGAGGAGAACGCGACCACGGGCTACTTCCACACCAAGGTCACGGCCTGAGCCACGGCAGCGATACAGTTCAGCGCGCTTGATGGCACGAACCCTTGAACCGGGGACCACAGCAGCGTGCCTCCTCCCACGATGTCGATGGAGGGCGGGGCGGCAACCGCAGCGACGCCAGCCGCGTTCACCCACACGGTCCCGCCACCCGAAGGCACTTTCACGAGGATAAAATTCGTGGCGCTCGCCGCCGCCAGCAGCGTCGTGGTGGTCACGCCGCATGTAACTGTCGTCTCGTTCGGCGTGCCCGTCGGCGGGACCAGCGTCACATTGCTGGCAGCACCGCCGCCAGTGCCGGTCTGGCAGAGGACCCCGGCAGTATTGACGGTGATTGGGGCTGTTGATCCGGCAGCGTATTGACTAGCCGAATTGGGGGTTCCACACGTCGCGACAACTGACGCCACGGTTGGTGCCTGCGCATGGGCCTTGATGGCGCCGATGCCGGCGGACAGCGCCAGAAGCGCGCCGATGGCGGCGATAGTGCGGAGGTAGCTGCGTGCGGCGGCGGACATGGGCACGGCCTCGCTGGGCTGTGGCCTCACCGACGCGGAGAAGGCTGTGTGTGGCTGTCCGGCGGGCGACGCGCCGCGCCTGGCTGGGGCGGTTATACGCTTTCCTGCGGCCTTTGTCGCTTTCCGCTAAAGCAGGGTCGCAAGCAGGTGCCAGATGACCACGATTGCCAGCACAATCGCCTCTATGGTGGCGTTCCGAGATCGCGTCGCACACGCTCCTGGGTCTCTGGGGGCGCCCCTTGGAGCCGCAGCAGAGACCCCTTGCTCATTATCCCCGGATGAAGCGTCTGACGCACATAGTATTTCGCTAGGGGAACCGGCACCCTGAGCCGCTGGAAGTCGGCCTCGGCTCCGGCCATATCGCCCGACCTGATCTTGTCGCGGATGGCCGGCAGTTCCTTCTGAAGATCATACCGCTGGCTCTCGCCGAGCGCGTGCATCTCGCCCGCTGCGGGGCCGCCAGGGTAACCGGAACTGATCTGTGCCAGGCCGGTCAATGGCCCCAGCACCTTCGCGGCAGACACATACGGATCGGCCTGCGTTGGCTTGCCGGCGACATGCTGCTGGTACATCTCGTAGAGACCCTGGATGAACGATGTCGGTCCCAGCCCCTCTCCGAAATGCTTCACGACATCGCCCGCTATGCGGAAGTGATCGCCGATCGTTTGCGGGTTCGGCTTGTAGATGGGGCGCCCGAGCGTGTCCTTGCCGAAGATTGTTTCAATGATCGGGCGGACCAACGGCGACATCTTGTTCTCGATCATCGTCGCGGAATGCAGCCACCACCCCAGGAACTCCTCGCCCACCTTCCCCGGCGGCAGTCGTAGATAGATGGCGCGGCCGTGCGAATCTACGCCGGCATAGACGCGGCTCTCCTTCCCCGGCTCGTTCCATTGCTGCGGCAACACCTTGAAAATCGACAGGGGATTGTCGGACACGCCACGAACGGCTGATCCGGCTTCGTCCAACCAGCTTTGGAATGTCTGTTGCGCCGCGCTCGGAAGCCCTTGTTCCGGCGATTGCCGCAGCGTTTGCAACCCGAGTTGCAACAATCCGTTGGCCAGCAGGAACAGGCCAATGTCCATCGTGAAGGCCGAGATAGCCTTGCGCCGCAGTTGCGACTGCGCAGACTTGGCGACATCCGGCCCTGCCATCTGCTCGATGCGGGCGAGCACATGAGCGGGGGCGCCATTTAGCATGTCCTTCATCACGCCCAGATTGCCGAGCGTGAACGACCGTGAAAACAGCACTAGATTTGCTGCCATGTTGGCAGCTTTGCTCAGATGCTCGGACGGAAGCGCGCCCGCGTAGCGGTTGGCGATATGCGCCGCCATCGTGCCGGCGACATCCGGCGCGAAGCCCTTGGCGATATAGCGGCTTCGCATCGTGTCGTAGATGCCGACCTGGAGATTGAAAACCTGGTCCCAGAGCAGCGTCTGATAAGGATGCTGCAAGACATCATGGGCGAAGCGGCCACCGACGGCGCCGGCCGCATTCGCGGCAGTGTCACGCATGTTGCCGAGCGCGCGAAGGAATGCGTTGCGTCCTTCGACGTTCGCTTGATCGGCAAGCGACACCGGATCGGTGCGCCATCCGCCGCCGTGGCCAAGTGGCGCCAGTCCGTCGGTTGTCGCCTGATCCATGTAGTCGAGATTGCGCCGCAATCTGTTGCCGTCGCGCAGAGCGCGCAGCGTCACGATGCGACCTGGCATGATTGGCAGCGAGCGACCAAGCTCTACGGCAAGATGGATGAACGGGCTGAACATGATGGCATTCATCACGCCACCTTTCGCCACCATCGCCGCGCGATACCATGTCGGGCTTGGCAGCGTCAGAACGGCCTTCAGCGGCCCCTCGAACTCATTGGAGACGTGGATTGGCTGCCAGCCGTTGCCGCGCCAGCGTCGGAACGACGGATGATCCGACAAGGTGAAATACTCGCCCGGGTCCAGCAAACCTGGCAGATCGCCGCGGATGACCATATCGACGCCGGTCTCCCGGCCCACCTGCTCGATGCCATCCATCAGATCAACACCGGCAATGGCGCGTTCCATGTATGCGAGCCGTGCCGGCAGGCTGCGGATGTCGCGCAGCAGCAACGCGCCTGGTCCGAACTTGGCCCGTGCTGCCGCCTCGGTTTCCTCCGGCGTCAGATGCTCACGGTGCATCGGCCCCTGCGTCGTCAGGTTCGCACCGCGTTGGTCGAGCCCGCGACCGGATGCGCCCCGGCCGCGGACCTTGGAGAACCCTGTCTCCTTAGAATACTGGATGATCTGGCGCGCGAAATAGAACGGTAGCGGCCGGGCGTTGGGCTGCACCATCCCGCGCTCCTGCATTCTGCGCCAGACATCGCCCGACAGCCGGTCCAGCATTCCCAGCGTTGCTCGCTGTATCGGTTCGAGTCCGGCCAATCCCTCGCGCGTGGCATCGAACGCTGCCCGAGCGGCTGGACGCTGGGCCGCCGGCATGTCGCGCAGCAGTTGCTCGTGGACCGACTGCGCGTCCATCGCGCGGCCCATCTTCTCGCGCTCGGCCGGCTTGAACTGTCGGGTGATCTCCCGGTCGATTTCGCCGTAGCGGTATTGCACCCCACGTAGCTTGTTGGCGAAGTCGGCCGCGAATGCCTGCGAGCGAACCGTGCCCGTCCGCATCGGCACAAAGCCTCTGGCGATGGAGGTTCCGAGATCGCGCGCAGCTTCAGTGGCAGCGCCCATCGCCCGCCGCAGCGGTGCGAACCGCCGTTGCTCCGGCGGCGTCAGCGGTGTGGTCGCGTCCTCCGCGAACCCCTGCGGCTCTAAGAGTCGGCCTTCCGGCGTGCCAGGTAGCCGCGCACCTCGGCCATTGCCCGCTGCACCTCCGGCCGGTCCTTGGACTTGCTGGCCTCGCACTCGCGCAGGAAGGCCAGCAACTCGCTCCTCGGGGCGAACGGCGACGGTGGATCGATCAATATGGTCTGCATTTACTCCGCCTTTTGCCAGCGCCTCACGCAACGCGGCCTCGACCGCCGCCGGCATCTTGTTGGTCGAGGTGTAGTCGATGACCCCATGGGCCTGCAAAATCCGGTTGGCGACATCGTGGAAGGTATCGTTGCCCTGCTGATATGTGATCTTCCCGGCGTCAATCAGCCTCTGCACCATGTCTTGCGCAGCCTGTTTTGCTGCAATCGCGGCAATGAGCAGATCGCGCGGCGGGGGAGTATCGCCTTTATGCGCCGCGCCAAGCGATGCCGTGTAGGTATCGCCGCCGTGGCCGTGGGCGACAACGTGACCGATACCGCGGTTGCCCAGCATGGACACGTCCTCGGGCGACAGCGCGCGGCCACCAGGATGGTTGTGGTGGATGGTGAATGCGTCGGTATGGCCGGCGACGTTCTCGGCAGTAAACGGGATCTGGCTCGTCAGATTGGCCGTCCCCGCATGCACCACCTCGCCCGTGCGGTTGTCGACCACAGCGATGTATTCGTGGCCCGTCTCGCGGCCCTTCTGGAACACCCAGTCGGCGGCGACCGCGTGCGGGTCCTGGCCTGGGCGGATCTCGGGGAAACTGGCGAGGTGGTCGACGAACCCGTGGTCGGTGAGCCAGCGAGAGACGCGCGGCGGTGCCCCCGGTCGCTTTGGCGGCTCGACACCGAACAGGCCGGGTTGGTTGGGAGGCTTGGGCGTGAACAGGCCCATGTCGGCCGGCTTCTGCTCGCCCTTGCCGGTGAGCGTGCCGCGTCCGCCGCCTGCCTGGTCCGCCGCTGCCTGCGCCTGCACGGCGACATCCTGCTTGCCGAACATATCGACTTGGCGCGGGTCGCCCTTGATCGTCGGTTCTGGTGCAGGCCGCGGTGCGGGCGCGGCGCGCTCGCCGCCGAACAGGTCGGTGCCGGTCGGGCGCGGGATCGGCAGGCGACGCGGTTGGAACAGCGCGAGGCCCTCGGTCGAGACAGCGTGGACGAGGCTCGGGACCAGATCGACGCTGTGGACGGTCTGCGTCGGCTGCGCGCGGGCTAGGGTCTCGTCGACCATGCGAGCATGTAGATCATCCATGCGGCGGTCGATGGCCTGTATGTGTGCATCGCGCGTGTAGTCATAGACGCCAGCGGCCATAGATCGGTTCTCGGCGGCCCTTCGTTCATCGACCAGTTGCTGCCACAGAGAACCATGATCGCGAGCGGCCTGTTCATCCGGTTTCAGCGTATCGCGCGCTGGCTTACCCGTCCCCACCTCGCTCATACCCACCTTCGCGCCGAACTTGCCGACGATCTTCTGCACCTCGTTGGGGAGCATGCGGTCGTAGAACGCGCGCATGCCTTCATGCGGAACCTTTAGATCAAGGCCAGAAAGCGAACGGGCGCGCGTCGGAATGCCGTCTCTTTTGCTCTCCTCAAACGGTTGCGCGAGCAGCTTGTCGGCCACGTCCTTGCCGACATAATCAACCAGTTTGCTTTGATCCGGCAGCCTCTCGTCAATGACCCTTCGGCCTGAGTGATCCGTTGCAATCAGCCAGTTCTTCTCGTACGCGCCATCATGCAGCGTAACGCTGCTGATCTGCTTGCTCAGATCATACCGTGCCGCCTGCACATCCCCCGGGGTCCACGCGATCCTGTCGAACCCGTTATCCACCGCGTATTTGATGGCGCGGCGCATGACCAGTTGCGGCCATGTGGTTTTGAACGGGGCGGATGGCACGCCGGGTTGGCCCTCTACTTCGGCAACCCTGGCGCGCTCTCTCGTAAACCAATCCGGCGGATGATCGAGCCATGCCTGCGCATCCTCTCGCGTCGCAAAGGTTCCGCGCTGGTCGCCATTGCCATCGACAACGGTGTATTCCTTTGTACCGGGACCGTAGCCGGCTCTCCGCCCAGACTGGTGCCAATCGCTCTGCACCTCATCGACCAACAGCACTCTTGCCCCATCGGGCGCAACACGTTCGTCCATGCGCAGATGCGCCAGCACGTTCGGCTCGTCCCAGTGAGAGCTGCGGTATTCCGATGGGTTGTAGGATAACTCGTGCTGCGCCTTCACCCTTTCGGCCATGGTCAGTTGTTCAAACGGCTTGCCGAATAGCCTCTGCGATGCTTCATCGATATTCACGGCGCGCGGCTTGCCCGGCAGCGTAATCAGCACCTCGCGGTAGTTGGAGCCGCCTGCGCCATTGCCGAGACGCCACTGGCCGAACTTGGTCTCTTTCGGCGACTGCCTTATCAGCGCGCCGCGTTCTCGTGATAGTTCGCGCCATCGTAGATCGCCCGCCGCTTCTAGGCGCCTGATCTCAGCGTCCATGTCAGCAAGACGCTGCTCGGTCGCAGGATCAACCGTGCCTCGATGCACCTCCCGCACATCCAGCGAGTTGGCGCGCACGTAGTCGGCGATCTGCGCCTTGGTCACATGACCTTGCGACTTCAGCCAATCGTCGAGCCCGATCCATTTCACCTCCTCCGGCTTCACGCCGGGCGTCTTCTGGATCATGGCGAGCATCTGCGGGCCGGTGCCCTTGGCCTGCTTCAGCGCATCCACCGCGCGCGAGACGGCGGAGTAGAGCGGGATCGGCGTGCCGCTCTCGGCGAAGCCGGAACCGCCCGGCAACATCGAGGCTTCCCAGATGCCGGCTACCTTTGCAGCATCGTCTCGCGAATACCACCGCCCCGTCGTCTCATCAACGAAACCGAGTTCCTTGACGTTCTTCGGGTTGTCGTAGAGAGCGGGATGATCGTCTGCGGCGCGCGAAATCACATGCTCATGGAGTTCGCCGCGCTTGCCTTGGAAGACGGTGGGGCGGCGCCCAGGCGGCGCAATCTTCAGCGCCGGAACCATGTCGCGGACATCAACCGCACCTAGCGGTCGGCGGTCCTCCGCAAAGCCCTGCGGCCCTACGCCTGTCCCGGTGTCCGGCCGGCCTGTGCCTTGCGGGTAAGGGCTGCCCGCGCCTCCAGCGCCACCTCCGCGTGTTCCGCCGCCTTGCGGAACTTCTCCCGTGTCGCTTGGGAGAACGCCTCGTTGTGCATCCCCCGCCGCGCGTTGAGGAAGATGGTCAGCAGTCGCTTCTGACTCACGCTCACGCTCAAGCTCCTCCAGCGACCGCAACTGGTTTCTACCGTAGGCGTCGGTGTTGGACCATTCAAGCGGCGCGATGTCTCCGCGGGCGTCACGCTCCGCATCGCGCATAGCCGCGTCTGCGGTATCGCCATGCTTGCCATGGACCTGCCGCAACTGCGCGGCGTTCAGTTGGTCCATGAACTGCGCATGGGTGATGCCGGCCGTCGGGATGCCGTACTGGTCGCCCAGCAGGGTGATCTCGCGATTGCGGTCGCGCACCGCTTCAAGCGCCGTCACAGCAGCATCGTCGGCGTGGGAGTAGACCGGGCGGCTTTTCAGATCGTCGTCCAGGCGGTCGAGTAGATCGTTGATCGACGGACGCTCACCCGGCCCAAGCTCTGGGAAATAGCCCGCTTCGTGCGCAAGTTGCGCAGCGTCATCGAGCGTTCGGCCGCGCTGGTTTATGAGGCCGGGGCGATAGCGGGCAGCACCGATGGACGAACGCACATCGCCGCCAGGATCGCGCACGCCGCCCATGCGCTTCAGGAACGACGCGAGACGCTCCGGTTCACGCGGCAGAGGCAGGAACGGGGAGACCGTGGATGGTGGCGGATCGGCCTGCGCTTCCTGTGCCTGTCGCGCCTCTGCGTCCCTGATCTTGATCGCGTCCCCGGCTGAGACGCCTTCCTGCTCCATGATCTGTTGCCAAGTGCGGGGTGTGGACTCTGGTAGCGTAGATGCCTGCCCCCCGGCCGGAGGTCCGGTGTCGGACTTTCCACCGGATGGACCGGCCGCACTTTCCGCGGCCTCACTGCGCGGCGTTTCCGGTGTCGGTCCAGGCATTGCGATGGCGGGCGCTTGCTCCGGCGGCACCTCCGGCGGCTTTGCCCGTGCCGCCATGGCCTCCAGCGTCGGCAGCGCGGTGCCCGACGGCGGCTGGCCCGCGGCGATTGCCGCAAGGTCCGCGTGCGCCGCGGCGGCGGGGTCCGCTGCCGGTGCTGGCGACGGCTGTGCTACGGTAGCATCGCCCCCACCAGGGGGCGTTCCGGGCGGCGTCTCCGGGGTCGCAGCAGAACCCGGTGGTTCCGGTGGTGCTTCTGGTGGTGGCGCCTGCCGAGGCTGACGCGCCGCCTCCGCTGCGGCATACGATGTATCCACCTCGCCGGGCATAAGCGGCGAATGCTCTGGCGCCAGCATCGTCTGCGCACGGAGTGTCTGCCTGTCTTGCAGTGTTTGAACCGCGTTGCGCACTGTCTCGACCGGCCGGATGTGCGCAAGCTGTGGCGAGCCAAAGAACGCTTCCGGCGATGCCGCGATATCGCGCGCCATTTCTTCCGGCATGCCGAGTTGCAGCGCGGTGTCGTGCAGCGTCTGCTGCAAGCCAGCAAAGCCCGCTCCGCTCCCACGCCAGAATAGGTCGGCGAGCGCCGCAACGGGCCGCAGCAATGCTTCGTTGATCTGCCGCAGCGGCTGCAAGCCCTGCCCTGGTTGGGGGAATACCCCAGCGCGCCGCAATGCGCCGGCTGACTTGTCCGACAACCCGAGCGGCTCATCACCGAACGCTTCCGCTCCGGCGCTCAGGACCCTTCCGAACGGTTCTGTCAGTGCGGGTGCAGCGATGGCTGCCGGGTCCATGCCGGCGGTCTCAGCGACGGACGGTTGCCCGGCCTTCGGGTGCAGCGCATCGGTGATGCCCTGTCGCGCGGTATCGAGCGCACGCCCCACAACTGGCGTCAGTGCTGGGGCGGCAATCGCCGCGGGGTCCATGCCGGTCGTGACGGGTTCGTCCGATCCGGTCTGCGCCATCGGCAACTTTCGCACCGACGCACTGTTCGACATGGGCCGGCCGCCGGTTTCGGGAATGCGCGGCGGGTAGCCGATCTTGCCGGAGAACACGTCGAACGGCATGTCGCTGTAGAACTTGCGGTGCAGTCCCTGCGCCAGTTGCTCGTCGGAGAGGTCCTGATACTGCGGGTACTTTTGGCGAATGGCACCAAGCGTGATGGCAGGAGCCGCAGGGGCCGGCGACGGCGCGGCGACTGGTTCTGACGGTGGCTGTGGCGCGACAACAGGCGGAACCGCCCCCTGCGGCACCATGTCATCGGTGACGGCCTGCGTCGTGTCGTCCAGCGGCGGCATCAGCGAATGCCGAGAGGATCAGGCGGTGCCGCCGTCGCAGGTGCAGCCGATGCTGGCGCTGCCGTCTTGCGTCCGGCAATCACCTTCTCCAGCGCGGCCGGGAACCCGTCGGCGCTGAACGACATCCGCGCCGCCGCCGAAACCTCCGCGTTCGTCGCCGTGTTCAGCAGTGTCTTTTCGTGCTCGGTGCGCGCCTGCGTCAACGCATCACGCCTGATCTGCTGGTTTGCTTCGGCGGTGTCGGCTGACTGCTGAAGCCTCTGCCAACCCTGCTGCAACCGCGCATCGCCTTGATCCAAGCGTCGATCGCCCTGGTCGGCTGTGCGCCCGGCCCGCGCCGCTCGACCGGCAAATCCCTTCGCTGCCTCGATGGCGTCGGGCATCGTCATGCCCATGCCGCCTTGTTCGGTCGGCAGCATCAGTTGCTGCACCCGCGTCTGTTCCGCCTCCGCCTCAGTCATGTGGCCAGCGCCGCGCGCTGCGGCGGCGGCCTGCTGCGCCTGGATTCGCAACTGCGCGATGGACATCTGGTTGGCGAATTGCTGCTGCCGGTCGGCGCTGCGTGTGTCGATGCCGAACCGGCGCGTGTTGATCGTGTCGTCGTGGTACGCCTGGTTCTCGCTGATGCGCGCCCGGGCTTCCTCGACGTTGGTGGCGAGCTTCTGCGCCGCGAGGTCGTAGTTCTGGTAGCTGCGCACGCCCTGTTCGGCGCCGCGGCCGATGTTCACCGCGGCGAACGGGCTGGTGCCGCCCATCATGCCGAAGCCGGCTTCCATCAGCGAGAGCCACCCGTTCGGCTTGGCTGGCATGTGGATGTCGTCGGGGCCGTATTTGCGCTCGGCTGGCGTCCAGTCGGACACCTGACGATCCGGTGCCGGAGGAAGGTCGGGGGGATTGCCGAGGCCGGCGGTGCCGGTTGCGCCCGGAGCGGAAGCCGCCCACGGTCGCTCGCCTTCCCGGTCGTAGAGCAGGCCGGCGACCTGGTGCTGCACCTCCCTCGGCGCAGACATGGCGGTCGGGTATTTGTCCGTGTCCACACCGGCTAGCCTGGCGTTTTCGCGCCACGTCGGGTCGGTTATCTGGAAGTATCCAGACGAAGAGCTAAGCGGCGTGCCGCCTGGCCCCTGCTGATTGGGGACATTCCGGTTGCCGCTCTCGCGCGTGACAACGCCCTGCAAGAAGCGCTCCTTGGCAGAGTCGCTGGCTGGTGGCGGATTCCCCATGCTGGACGGAGCTTTGCCCCCCGACGTATCCCATGGATCGCTGACGGTCGGCAGCCCGTGCGGATTTGCGATGGTCTGCCGTGGTGGCCCGCCAGGCTCCGTATCGTAGGTGTCATCTGGCGTCAGGTCATCCGTCACCGCGCCGGCATCCGCGAACCCGCGCAGCGGCATCCCGCCCATGGCAAAGCCGTGCACCGGGCCGCCACGCGCCTGCGCGCCGCCCTGATCGCCGCCGCCCTCGCTCTGCGCCCCGCCGGTGTTCGACTGCCCCGCCTGCTCGGCGAAGAACGGATCGATCAGCGGGGGCGGCGGCGTCACTGGTGCAGCGACCGGCGGTGGCGCTGCGGCAGTCGGCGCGGGCTTGGCCGGAATGTGGAACTGCCCCTTCGCCACACTGTCGAGGAACGCATTCACCTCGTCGGGCGAGCCGGATCCGCTACCGCCCGCGTTCACGGTCATCTGGGGGAGCGCGAACCCGGTCAGCGAGGACGGTGAGCTGCTCACGCTGACCGGGCCGGCACCGCCAGCCACAGAGGGCATCTGCGGCACGGCGATGGAACCGCCAGGGGCGCGGTTGGGAACGCCGCCGCCATGGCCGAAATGCACCTGCGAGCCGAGCGCACTCGCCGCGAGACCACCGGCGGGACCGCCGAACACGCCGGCCGCAATGTTGCCGGCCGTCTTGAGCAGCGTGCCGAAGATGCTGTCCTTGCCGCCACCACCGCCCGATGTAACGCTGGTGGATGTCTTGGCGCCCGACGGCAGGCCGGCTGGCGGCGCGTCCGGCACGACGGAGACCGACACATCCGGCACACCCATGCCGGCGAGGGTGTCGCCGCCCATTGGCACGCCGCCGTTGAAGCCCATCGGGACGCCGGCCCCGAGCCCGGGCGCGATGCCAGGCGGAGCACCGCCCGGGTTGCCCATGCCCATCGGGTCGTTCCCCGGCACCATGCCGCCAGGTGCGCGATGCGGGATGGCGCCACCACGGGCACCGCCTGGTATGAAGTCTCCTATGTTGGACGCGCCCGCTCCAAATCCTCCCGCTGCATCTGCTGCCGCCTGCTCGCTCGGCAGGATGGTGGAGTTGATGTCGCCGATGCCGGGCGAGCCGAAGCCGGTCGACGGCGTGCTGTTGAACACCCCTGCCTTGTTCAGCGCGCCAATGGCGCCCGCGCCAGCCGTCAGCGCACCAACCCCCTGCGAGAACGGCGATGGTCCAGGCGATGTGGTCGACGCCGTGCCGCCCGCCGCGTTGGCAAGCTGGCTCGTCAGCCCCGACAACCATCCCGCCGTCTGGAACGGATACGCCTGCTGCGCCTGGAACTGCGCGAACGGGATGTTGAGCCCCTGCTGCGCCTGCGCCTGCTGCTGCGCGCCCGCGCCCATCAGCGCATTGGCGGAACCAAGCGTCGTATTCAGCGCCTCGGTGCCGAGACCGCCAAAACCGGCTGCCGCCTGGCTGTTGAGCCACGCATTCGCCTGATCGGCACCAAGCTGCGTGCCCTGCTGCTGGTTGAACTCCTGCAACGCCTGCGCATAGCCCTGGTTCTGCAAGCCGGCAATCACCGGGGCCTGCGCGAAATCCTCCTGGCCTTGCAGCACCGCCTGCGCCACGCCAGCCCGGTCGCCGCCCAATGCTCCACGTGAAGCAGCGTCGCCCTGAAGACGGTTCGCGGCCTGCGCGTTCTGGTCGTTGAAATGCGCCTGCGTCGCGTTGATGACGTTCTGCGTGTAGGGGTTTGAGTACTGGCTGATGGCCTGCGGCGAGAACTGCTGGACGTTCTGCCACAAGGGATTGGTCGCGGCGTCGTAGTGCTGCGCTGCCGCATTGACATACGGCGCGGCGATGCCGGGCGTGCTGCCCACCATGCCGAAGCCTTGCAACTGCTGCGGCGCGAACGGCGCCTGAAGCTGGCCGGGGTATTGTGTGAACGGCGCGGATGCCGCGTTTTGGCCTTGGGTTAGCGCGCCCTGTAACGCTTGCGTAAAGGCCGGCGGAGGGGTCGTGTTTTGTACCGTGGTGGAGGTGTTTGTGCCGCCACCGCCCTTGCCGCGCGGTGCGCTTGCCCAACCGAAATCTTCCGAGTGCAGGATGCCACGCATCTAGAGCCTTCCACGTGAGGCTCGCGACGCGCGAGAATGATCGAATGAGGCCACTATAGGCTAGACGTGGCCGATTGTCATGCTAGGATGCGGGAGACCACCACCTCGTGCGGAGGTGATGGCCACCCTGACCACCGGAGATCAGACCTCGCGATGGCTTATCGAACATCATACAGCATCCATGTCTGTGTCCAGTGGCATCAATCCAAGCACAAGGACAAGAGGCATGGCAATTTTCGTAGCTAGTATATCCGGCACGTCGGCAATGCTGATGCACCGCTGGGCGGAGGCATCAGAGGTCGAAGAAACAACGCGAGCCATCCACATCAAACGTGGCGATCCGCGCGAGGAAGCGACAAAAGTTGCCTATCAGCGAACAGACGGAACGCTGTTTATTCCGGGAAGTTCAGTAGCTCGGATGTTGCGTGAGGCCGGCGGCAGTCACAAGCAGCGCGGCAGTCGGAAGTCCCTCAAGTTTGTTGTCCCAGCAGCGGTGCTCGTGTTGGATGAGGAAATCAGTCTTATTGATGATGACGGGAACCCGTTACGCACTTTTGAAGTGGATTCAAGGCCAGTGGTCATTCCAAGCACCAAGGGCAGGATCATGCGTCACCGTCCACGGCTAAATTCGTGGGGCGCCGACATTAACATCGACATAGATTTATCAATGATTGAGTCCGACACGGTGCATCAGTTACTGGAAGAATCTGGCAAGCGGTTAGGACTTGGCGACTATCGGCCAGAACGCGGTGGGCCGTTTGGGCGTTTTGCTTTGGTTCGTTGGGCGGAGTTGGCTGGGAAGAAGCCAACTCTGCGTAAAGTGGCGTAACAGGCAGGGCTAGGCGGGGTAAGGCACGGTGAGGCCGGGCTGGGCGAGGCGAGGCATGGCAATGTGAGGCGTGGCCGGGCTAGGACTGGCATGGTGAGGCGTGGCGCGGCATGGCGGGCTTGGTCAGGTCCGGCGTGGCAAGCCAAGGCTGGGTTAGCCGGGGCGAGGCGAGCCGTGGTGCGGTAAGGCAGGGAGGAGGCGGCTATCTCAGCCGTCTCCGCTTTACACATTGATCAGGAAGCTACTGGCGACGCGCTTACCGAAGCGCCCCAGCAAGCGTTCCTTTCTGTCAAAATCCTCTTTTGGCATCAGAGACACCATCACCGGCGCATTCACTGCATGCTGGAACCATTTAGCAAATTGCAGCAACTTCCAAGCATGGCGAGACTTTCGGTATTCTACCCTGACAAATAGCAAAAGCTCGCTCCAATACCAGCTATCTTGGTTCCCGTACCATTGCCTGACCGGCTGAAAAGCGATAACACCTTCAACGCACGTTGGCCCAGGAATGACCGCAATGGCGAATGTGTCTCGCCTAGTCGCGCGGGCAATCACGTCACGGACAATATCCTCGTTGACGTTCATCCAGCCGCCAAGCCGATGCGCTTCCATGAAAATGTCGAACAACGCTGGGCAATCGCCCTCTTGGCAGAAGCGAACGCCGGCCGGGAAGCTAGGCGGCTTGCGGTCTGGCACGCGACTTCTTGTGTTCCATGAACGGATCATGCCCCGGAGCGCGTTGGTTAAACGCCCCGTGCGGCGCTCCTCCGAAAGAGAACAGCGCTCCGACCTGCGGCGCGCTTCTTACGAACAAGTGCAGCTTCGCTTGCAGCGCTTCGAGCGTAGAGAGGCCCATGAACAACGGAACGCCGACCATTTCCTGCGCCCACTTGGCGAAGCTCATCAGCGTGGCACCATGATTCTTCCGCTGAAATTCTGGATGAACCCCGAGCCACTTCACGCTCAGATGTTGCTCGTCGCTATAATCGAAGGATTCAATCACAAGACCGATTGATGCTTCGATGCCTGTTGGTCCGGAAATGATACCCGCTAGCGCGCGATCAAACTCCACGCATCTCTGTACCAGGGCCGCGACTTTCTCTGGCGACAACGCTTGCAGCGCACTTTCGCCAAGGATGATGGAGGCCGATCCGATCAGCGGCAGCAAATCATGGATGCCAGCCTTGCGGATGCCCTGTGGGTTTTCGATCATGAGCGAACTGGTCCCGGTAATTTCTTCAAGGTCGATATAAGTTTCTTGCGCGTATGTTCCACGAACTTATCGAGCACTTTGTGACCTCGGGACACATCGCCGTGCCCGATCTGGCTTACGATCTCCGGCGGGATGACGTACTCGCCATCCGAAAGTTCAACCGGCACGGTGTCCGTCGCTCCGCCTCGCGTCATGTGGAACGGAGCCGGTGCGCGAGGCGGCCCACGTCCGCCACCATGCGGGATCGACGTACCATAGGGTCCGCTGGAGAACGCTGCCGATAGCGCGTGTGCACCTGCGAGACTACTGCCGGACCCGAAGTGCGAAACAATATCGGCCGGGAGCACGTAGGAACCAACAGCCGGCGCACCACGGATAGCATCGGCGCGTCCTGGCGTCGGCCCTGCCAGGAACCCGCGCGTCGGCATCGGAGCGCCCATCGACCGGGACGCCCCGCGCGACCATGGCGGATCGGCCTGCGACATCGACATCATGGGCATCCCGCCCAGCGCGAACCCCTGCGGCTGCGTGGCTGGCGTCTCCGTGTCGTTCCCCATGATCTGCCCGAGCGACTTGGCGAGCCCCTGGCCGGTCTGCTGCTCGGCGGTGGCGCCTGGTTGCAGGTTCGGTTGCGCGGCGGGTGTCGGTGCGCGCGGCATTCCACGCTGGCCAGGGTTGGCGAATCCCTGTTGCTGGCTGGTCGGCATCATCCGCTTCTGCGCGAGCACGCGCGATGCGAGCGCACCCATCGGCGAGGTCGGCCCCATGCGGATCACCGCCTCTTGCAGTTGCTCGGCGGGCATGCCGGCGAACCGCTGCATCATGTCCTGCACCTGCGGCGAGGCGGTTGCCTGCGTGGGAGCAATGCCGCCGATGGCGTTCGGATCGTCGACGCTGCCGCCGTCCGCCCGCTTGATCGGCTTGCCGTTGTGCGTCTTGGTGATGCCTGCCTTCAGGTCCGCTGCGGCGAAATCCTTGCCGACGCGCTGCGGAACTCCGGCCTTCTTGGCGAACGCCGAGTTGTGGGCGATGGCTTCCATGAACCGATGTTGTGCCTGACTCGTGCTCGGCATCAGCGTCGTCCCTTCGCTTTCCGCTTCACCACCGTCGGCTTCGCCTTCACCTTCGCCCGCGTCTTGCGCTTTGGCGGCAGTGGCGGCTCGGTCTCCTCGGGCTGGCGCGCGTAGAGCACCCGGTCGTCCACCGCCTGCCAGGTCTCGCCAAGCGCGCCTTTCCTGCGGCGCACGGCAACCACGTCACCCTTGCGGTAACTGTGCTGCTTCGAGGGATTGAGCGGATTGCCATCCAGTTCGCAGAACACGGTATCGCGGTCGACGACACGGATGACCGGCATCCGCAGGATTTCACCGGGCAGCGAGACGGTCAGAAGGTCATCTATGGCGGGAATGAATTGCACAAGATCAATACCCTACACCAATCTCTGACGAACTGCACCCGCGTTCTGGTAAAGCCCGCCAATGGCGACACCCGCCGCAGCCGCTGCCGCATCATTCGCCGCTGCCGTCAGCAACGGCCGCACCGTCACCGTGGACGGCCCGGTGAGCAGCAACTGGTAGACCAACCCTTGCAGCTTGATCATCTGCTGCAACGCATCGACGATGCGGCCTACGTCGCCAACGCCAGCCGCCGCCCCTCCAAAAGTGCCACTCATGGCACCTGAGCCGGCGGCATTCGGACACGACCATGTTGGATGTGCTGGATGCAGCTTTTAGTGACGCCATACCTCTTGGCCGTCACGCTACGCACTTCTTTGCCGGTGAGTTGCCTGATCGCCTCTGCCTGCTCGTCTGAAATCTTCCATCGTTTAGGCGGCGGCCCGAAGCCGCCAAGATGAGACCACGTTCTCCCCGCCAAAATATTTGCAATATTCAGCGGTCTTACGCCAAACATTTCACCAATTTCTTTCATGGTCTTGCGACCCTTTAATGCGCGAATCGCCATAACAACCTCATCGTTGAGGCCAGCGAGATGGTTCTTCTCTCCAAAGAGCGCGGTGCCATGCCTGTACTTATCGGCATGGTTGTTCTTGGGCGTGTCGTATCGTAGATTGCTAAGGCGGTTATTCGACTTATCCCTATCGTTATGGCAACCCTCTTCTCCGGCATGTGAATGGCCCATAAACGCTAAGAGGACTAGCCTATGTAAATCGTGATTCTTACCCAACCCGTCCTTGTAAAGGTGGACTGAAAAATACCCACTCCCACTTTTGCGTGGTTTTAGAATGCGTTCAGGTATCTTCAGTTCGCCGTCAACCCCCTGACGCACACGGAGCACAGAGCGGGCGCATGACTTCACGCGGCCAAGATCGCTGACCTCGTAGTAGCTTTCAAAACCGGGGACTGGCCGCCAGATTTCCTCTGCCATATCAAAAGTATATCATCGGCGTCCGGCCGATGCTATCCGCAGATTAAACGCCCCTAATCTTTCTGACGTGCCACGATCGCTGCCGCCCACCTCCAACGCGATCTGCCGGTTCCGAATATTGCAGTTGATCATGGGGCTTTCGGATGTAACCGTGAAAGGCCCATAGTGACTGTAGGGCTGGTTCGCAAAATCGCGTCCTAGCACGGTAATCCGCGTCTGAACGGTCGTTGCCCCGCCTTCCAGCTTCGTCACAAAATCAGGCGCGATACGGTCGAGGCGAGCAAAATCTCCGGACTCACCCAGGTCAGAATCGCCCGTCCGCCAGAACCATACCATCGGGTCTCCGTCGGCATCCGCGCCGCGTTCGTGCTCTTGCAGCAGCCCGGCAAAGTCCGCGCCAATAGGATTGCCGACCGGCGAGTGGTCCGTCCATGCCGAACGCTGGTATTGCGCGCTGTAGATTTTGTCCCATGAGTTTTCTGAAAAATTCCACTTCACGAACGCCATGCTACCGATGGCCGGGTCATAAAGTGGCGATGATGTGCTGACCGGGAACCCCCACGCTGCCTCGTTGAACAGCGTGTTGAGCGCGCCAAACACCTGCTCGGTCTGGTTTTCGTCGAGGTTGTCAAAGAAAAAATCGTAGACCGTGCAATCCAGCGGCGACACGCCGCCGCCGTCATAGCGGAAGAACCCGCGATCGGACGGCCACACGACGCTGCCGCCGACCACCAGCGGCGCCTTGACGCTGATCGCCTCGCAGTTCACCGCGATGCGGTTGAACCCGAATACGAACGGCAGGCCCTGGTAGACCATCGACCACAGATCGGCGTCGGTCCAGATCAGCGCGCCGAGCCCGACGGTCAGGCCCGCGACGATCCTGGACCCCGACGGCAACTGGAAGCTGCCCGCCTGGTTGATGGCGCTGGCGACCCAAGCGGTGCGGTTGCCCGAGTCGCACCAGCGGATCAGCGTCGGAAACTTCACGCCGCCGGTCTCGGTGCCGCAGGCCACCAGGATCTGCGCCTGCGCGAGGGCGAAGACGAACTCGTTGATGACGGGCGCTCCGGCCAGCACCGCGGCCGGCACTATGGTCGGCGGCGACCATGTGTAGATTTTGCCGTCGCATGGCGAGGCGATCAGGTCCTCGCCCCAATGATCGAGCGACCAGTTGCGCAGGTGGATGACCGACGGCACGCCGGGGCCGCCGTTGGTTCCGTCATTGGCACCGCCCCAGTCGAACGCGCCCCAGTCCCCCGAACCCCATCCGCCGCCAGGCGTGTTCACGGCGACGCCCGACGGCAGCAGGTACTGGATGCGGGCGTTGCCGCCGTTCGAGGGGAAAATCCCGCTGGCGTTGGCCGCCGTCCCGGCGATGATGGTGAATTGATCCGGCGGCCCTACGGTCGGAAGAACGGATACCACGCTGTAAATACCGTCTATGAGGATGCCGGCGGCGGTCGTGGGAAGCCCCGTCTTGAACAGGTCGCCGACAGCAAAACCGTGGTTCGGAAGCTGCACGGTAACGGTCGCGGAGCCGTTGGTGGTGATATAATTCACCGTGACGCCACCGCCGACGACCGCGATGTTGGCGAGGTTTCCGGTGCCAGCATCGACTGTGTAGTGCGTGCCGTCGACGATGGCGACAACCTTGTAGAAGCCTTGCAGCACAACGCCCCCGACGGAGACGCGGTTAACAAGCTGGATCCAGTCGCCGATGCCAGGCGAGACCACGGGATCCTGGATCGTGACGATGGAGGACCCGAGCACGGTCGAGAACGAAACGGCTGGGTTGGTGGTGGCGATGACGGGTGTGATGTCGGACAGCGTGCCGCCGGCGAAGATTTCGAGGCGTTGTTCGGTGCCGATGGCGAGATAAGGCACCCCGTCGAATGCGCCCCAGCCGAAAAGTGAGCGCGCGGTACCGACGAATAGCTGGTTGGTGAGACGCTGCCAGCCTCCTAACTTTTCGACCAACTTCGCAAAAAAGCGGATCAAATTACCATCGGACAATCCGCCACTGTTCAAGGTCGGCGTCTTCTCCAGGTTCACGCCTGGCGTCACCACCATCCTTCTGGTCGGCATGGCTACCGCGTCCGGTCCTGCGTCTTGGCGATTTCGGCCGCCAGTGCGCGGATGTTCGGATGGGCGGTATCGGCAGCCGGCTGGACGCCTTCCAGGGCCGCAACGCGCGCCCGCAATGCCTTGATCTCGGCGAGCAGCATGGGAACAAGCATGCTGTGATCCACCATCTGCGGCAGCACGTCTCCGGTGATGTCTACTGCGTACCGCTCTCCCGTTACTGCCCACGGACAGACAGCCTGTAGCTCGTGTGCCAGCACCATCGGGCGGCGCTGGTCCGGCGTTGCCTTGAATGCCGCGTCCCACACCGACACCGCGTCGATCAGCGCGCCGCAGTCGGCCGGGCCGTAAGTCACCTTCAGCCGCGCATCAGAGGCGGTGTTGAAAAACGTGGTGGTGCTGTTGGTGGTGATCGAGCCGACCGGCGTGAGCCCGAACTGGAACCCCACGGCGGCGCCGTTGCCGGTGCCGATGGTGAGCGCCTGGAAGCCGGCCGTGTAGATCGACACGCCACCGGCTGGCGTTATCAGCGCGCCGTTTGTCGCGGTCGCCGTCGGGTTTGCGCTGCCGCTGCTGATGTTGCCGGAGAACGTCCCAGTGGTGCCGGTGACGGTGGTGGCGCTGACCGGCACTGGCCCCATGCCATCCGACACGACGTTCACGCCGTCGCAGCGATAGCGGTAGGTGCCGGCGCCCATCGTCAGCCTGAGCCCGGCGCCGGTCGTCAGGATGACGTTGTGGCCGCCAGAGGTGAAGTTCGCCGCCCAGCCGGTGCGCGCAATGCCGGGTATGGTGACGGTGCAGTCGCCGGTGAGCGCACCGTTGAACTGCAACAGGTTCGCCCGCGACTGGTCCGGCGCGTTGTTGGCGACGGACAGTGTTTTCGCGGTAAGGCCGCCAATCGGGATGATGGTGATGCCGGCCGCGACTTGCTCCAGCAGCACCGGCCATGCGTCAACCGCGTCGCTGCCGCCCCAGCGATTACGCCAGGCGGGATCAAGACTTTGAATCACGATACTTCGGCTGATCGGCGTGAAGGTCGTTGCCATGACTTACGGCGCTCCTGCCGCTGCGGCTTGCGGTGCTGGCGGTTCCGGGGCGAGGCCGCGGCGCATTCGTTCTTCGCGCTTCGCCGCTTCCAGCTTCGATTGGTACATTTGCAGCCAAGATACCGCCATCTTGGGATCATCAGCCTGCGAGCCATAGTTTTGCATGTAGCCACTTGCCTCAAGCATCAGACTCGCGACCAGGAGATCGGGCAGCACGTCCCCCAGATACGTCTCGGGGTTAGTCCCGGACATTGGCGCGGGCCGCCACAGGCCGATGACGCGGACCTGATAGGGTTGCGGTGGCGTGGGGGCCACATAGATTGAAACGTCGTCCTGCATGGCCCAGTAGGAACTGCCGATGACCGGCACCTGCACCTCGGTCGGTTGTGGCCAGATGTTCTGCAACAGGTCGAGGCTGACTCGCAGGAACTCCACCCAGCCATTGAGCGCGGGCGGAATGCCGGGTACCAGCAGCGCGACACGGCGCACGGTGAGGGGGTTGGGATATGCCAGCGCGCCACCTTGCAGTACCACAGGCGCCGTCACCTGACCCGGCAACGCGGCAAGCGACAACAGAGGATTGCCGGGCACACATATCAAGGTCGTGTTCTGCCCCTCGGCCGCGAGCAGCGGCATGTCCCGGTAGATGCGCAGTTCCGCTGCGTTCAGCAGAACCGGCGTGATGGCGGCGAAATCAATCCCCGTATTGGGAGCTACTTGCTGGCAGTAAATCTGCACAGCGGCGAGGACATCAGGGTACTGCATCGCGCATCACCTGAAGTAATCATCGAGCGACGGCGCCAGATTGAGGTTGACCTTCTCAGTGTCCCCATCGGCCGCGCGCTGCATGCTATCGGCGGCAATGCCAGCGAGCATCTGGTATTTTTCGGGAGCGTATTTTAGCGACAAGTCGGCAGAAACCGCACTTACATAGGCCCGATAGAACCGCGCCGGCACATCAGCGATGGCGCCCGACATGGGATCGGCCTGATACATCTGCATAAAGCCGTACCAGTTGAGGATGTATGGCCCGTTACCGTCCGCAACTGGCCATGTGTAGACAGCCTTTGGACCACGAGACGGAGCGTCAAAGTAGAACAAACTCGTGGGGCGGCCAGCCTGTAATTTCTGGGGGATATTCGCGTAATCAGAGCGCGATAGCTTCGCCATACCGATATCGACCGGCACATTGCCGCCGCCGGTTCCGGGAAGCGTCAAATAAGCGTCCAAGAGATCGATCGTGCCGGCGGCTACCGGGTAGGCAGCCTGCCCCTGCACAAGCACCGTGGAGAACAGCCGCACGGTCCATGCATTGATGCCTATGTTGGCAAGATCCGACTGGACCAGATTCATACTACGTCTGCAACTAATTACATGGCGCGTTTCGACCTTCGCCAGATCGATGCCGACCCTTTCCATTATGTCGACCATCATGTCGGACAGCGGCGGCCCGAACAGGTTGGTCCCGCCTGGCACGGCGGCGCCGATGGGCGAGAGGCCGATGTCGAAGTCACCGATGTCGGAGGGGAATGTGGTGCCGCTCATGGGTGCCTCAGTGATCCAACGCCGCCGCTGCCTGCGCGGCGGTCAGCACTGACGGCACGAGCGCGTTGATCCCGGCGGCCACGGCAGGATCGGTCAGATCGATGTCCCCGGCAGCGGCGAGCGTGATGAGCATAATCAAGGTCTGCGGGTTGGCAGTGAGCCCTGGCAGCACAGCAGGCGGCAGCCGGTTCAAGAACTGTGTCGACGTGATACGCTGCGGCTTGCCGGGGGTCAGGAACGCCACCACGCGCGCATCGTTGTCGGGGATGCTGGTCACGCCTGCGATGTTCGGCTGCGGGCCGCCATAGATGCCCGTCACCTTGCCGCCACCGTCGATCTGCACCCACGCCATCATCCGCGCCCGCGCGTGTCGATGTAGCCAAGCGTTGCGATGCTGACGGTCGCAGTGGTCGTGCTGACGCGCCGTCTGATGTTAGCACCCGAGTTGGTCATAATGGTTGCGACCCCGGTGGACAGGTTAAGGACAGACGCCGTCCAATGCACCGTTGCCGCTGGAAACCCGGATGGAACGTCTGTCTGGGCAAGTGATGACAGATAAGATGTGCCAGCAGCCGGAGTACCGTCGCTGCCTTCAGAGTACAATATGGCTGCAACGGAAACGCCGGTTGGCACGGCTGACAAGGTCTGGACGATAGCGGTTGTGACGCCTGGAATACCGACAAATTCGCTGATGGGAGTCAGCCAATCTATCCGGTCGCCGTTCTGCGCGTCGGGTATGATGTGCGAAGCGCCGTCCGTCTTGAAGCTGCGGATGCGGCGGACGGCCGTGGTGCCGACCGGCGCATGTGTCGGACCGAACGTGGTGTCGAAGAACACATCGGTATTGCCGCCGATGGTGGCGAGGTAGACGTGATACCAGGTGGAGGCGGCGACGGTGAGCCCGGTTCCCATGCCGCCCGCGGCGGTGCCGGCGGCCCATGTCGCGGCGATGCTCTTGGTGAGGCCGAAGGGGAGAATGATGACCGAGGCGTTGAAGCTGTCGGTCGCGCCGCCTGCTGCGATGTCCAGCGAGGTCAGCGGCGTGGCGATGTTCTGCGCCACGTTGAGGCCGCCCAGGAAGCCTTGCAGCGACGGCAGGACGGACGTGGCGGGGAGGTAGGTGGCAGCCGCCGCGGCCTGCGTCAGATAGGTCGCGGTGGCGTTGGTGATGGTGAGGTAGGTGGCGGCTGCGTCGGCGCCCGTGACGTAGCCGGCGGGGTTGGCGGCGTCGTAGGGCGTGAAGGCGAGCGCGGTGGTGACATCGGTCGGCCCGAGGGTGATCGGGCCGGTGCGGGTGTTGAAGCTGGTGACGACGGTCGCGACATCGAGCTTGGCGGCGAAGGCGGCGTTCCACTCATTCGCCGTAGGGACGTAGCCTTGAACCCATCCCGGCGATGATGCCATTACACCATTGCCCCGTTAGAGAGGCATGATACAATCGGAACGGCAAAGGCGCTCGAACGCCGTTTGCCGCCCCTGACCATGGCCCTGTGTGAGAGGAACCGATGGCTGATCTCTTTGACCATGACATTGAAGCTGCGCGCAAGGCCGCGCATCGCGCCAAACGTGCTGCCTACATGCGCAAGTATCGCACCCTTGGCGAAAGCGAGACGCGCAAGTTCAGCATGTCGGACTGGCGCGCTGAGAACAAAGAGCACGTCAAGGCTTACGCGAAAGAATACCGCGAAAAGAACATAGAAAAAGTTAAGGGCTACCAGAAGGCTCGATACGCAAAAGACAGACCGAAGCTCCTGGCGTACAGAAAGGCTTACCGCGTAGCCAATATCGAAAAGGAGAAGGCCACTCAGCGCGAGTGGCGCGAGAACAACAAAGAGAAGCGCAAGACCAAGATCGACAAATGGCGTCAGTCTAATAAGGAACATGTAAAAGCCTATGCAGCCGCCTATCACCAACGAGATTATGTAAAGGCCAAAAAGCCAGCCTATAGGGAAAGAGCGAAACCACAGCAAAAGCTGTACATGCGGGAGTGGCGCATACTGAACGGCGATCACGTCAGGAAGTACAACCGAGCATGGTTCGCTAATCTGCGCGCTACCGACCCGCAGAAACTCGTCACCATCAAGCGGCTCAACGAAGAGAAGCGGACCCAAGCCAAGCGATCGTCCGGCAGGATCACGGCAAAGGAAGTGAAAGCCATATTCGCCGCCCAACGCGGCAAATGTGCGGTCTGTCGGGAGCGTCTTACCGCGTTCCAGGTCGATCATATCATACCCCTCAAGAAAGGGGGTCCGCACGTCCGGCAGAACATTCAGATATTGTGCCGAAGGTGCAATGCTAAGAAGGGCGCAAAAGACCCAATAGAGTTCATGCGGGAGCGCGGATTTCTCTTGTAGTTTCAGGGCTCGCCAGGGGCTTCTTCGCTTCCCTCCATGCCCGCCCCGCTCTTGCCGGATGCTCCGGTCAGGCTACGGGCTGACGAAAACGGGCTGCCGCCGGAACTCTTCAATCCGCGAACCGCTCCGCCATGGGCGCGACCGGGAATAGAACCGCCCCGCGCTCGTTTATCGGCTCGTTCTTCCGATGGGCTGCCTTCAATCATTCCGCCGCGCTTGCGCCCGGTGGTGGCGCCGCCGGAGGCGAAGCCGCTGGATGTCGTGGCCTTGGCGCGGGCCATGGCCGGCGTGCCGACGGCGTTGTAGGCGTCGCCGGACCCCGTCCGTCCGCCGTAGCTGCGCTTACGCTTGCGTGCCATGTGTCGTGCTCCTTTAGATGTTGCCGATGCCGGCTTGGATGGCCTCGGCGGTCACTGTCCCGGTGCCGGATGCCACGGTGATGCGCCAGGCGCGGATCGGGGAATCGAAGACAAAATCGGCCGCGCCGGCTGCCCCGGCAACCGCTGTTGGCCGAACAATCGGCGCAGGAGGTGCCGCGGCGAACCATCCGCCGACAGAGGTCACATCGCTCATGGTGTATTCAAGCGCGAATCCCACCGTGCCGGTCACGGACATCTCGATCCGCAGCGAGAACGGGTCCATATTATGCGCTGGCACTTTCCAGACGCTGGACCCGACGCCGGTCTGTGTCAGGGTGATCGGCGCGACCATGGCTAGAAGTTGCTGTCCAACTGCGTGACGTTCATGTCGTAGAACATCGTGACGATGGTGTTGCCGGCCGCCGCGCTACCGACCGGCGTCACCGTGACGACAACCGCCGTGTTGCCGGCGGTGTTCGACATCGCGAGCAGTTGCGGCCCGGTGTAGGTCGGGCGAAGCCTGCTGGCAGCCGCCTTGGTGTCGATGGCCCCGACGTACTGCGTGCCGCCGGCCACGGTGCCGATGGTGAGCGTGTCGGACGTGGCGCTGTTCCAGGCGGTCGTCGTGTCGATGGTGAAATCCACGATCTGCGTGTTGGGCGGCACGGTCATGGTCGCCGACACCGCATTGGTGGTGCTGGCGACGAGCGTCACCGTCTGGTTGAGCAGCGTGCTGCCGGAGTTGGCGGCGGTCGAGCCGACAAGCAGCGGGCCGCCGACGTTGGTTCCTGGTCCTGCCATGGGGTTATTCCTGTTCCGTAATCACGAAGTCGGCATTGTTCCCCAAATTCCGCGAGGGTTCTTTATTCCGCTTCCATATCGTTCCCGTCCAATAACGAGTAGGTTGCCGGTTGTGGGATCGACTTGGAGGTCCATTTCATACGCCGCGCGTTCGTAGTACACTAACCCCTTAACGTTAGTGGTAATAAACCAGCTGAAGTTGCTCGTCAGAAATTCGCTGACTGCGAACCCTTCGGGCAAGGCTCCTGACGAAAGGATCGCCGACACATCGTTGTTCGCCGTGCCAACCCGCAGTTCTGTCTTGAACAGCCGTTCCGCCTGCCACTGCAGCGCCAGCGGCACGATGACCTTTAGCCCGCGGCTCATCGACAGCAGCCCAGCCTGATCGGGGAACTGCCTGATCTGGTTCAGCGCGGTTTCCACGGCCGCCTCGTTGAAGTCCAGGTCCACCGCCGGCCGGTTGGCGTAGGTGCCGTTGTCGATCGGATGCGCAGTCGACAGCAACGCCTGCCCATCGCCGCCGAACAGTGGATTGAATGTGCCGGCGCTGTTCAGCAACTGATGGTTCAAAATCTCCTTGGTCTGCGCGAAGGACTCCAGCAACCCCATGCTCTGCGGATTGAACTGGTCCTTGTAGAGATTGTCCTCCAGCGCTTCCGCCGTGATCGCGAACCCGAGCCCGATGGTCTTGTGCTCGATGTTCCAGACAAACCGCTCGCCCGGCGCATTGTCGAACGTCGTGGCGCTGCCCTCGCTCTTGAGCTGCGCGAGACCCGTGTAGCGGGCCTCGGCGATGCGTTCGAGCGCCATCTTACTCGTCCCCGTCGCCAGGAACTCGCGCCAGCGCGTGGGTATCTGCGGATACTTGCCTTCGATGTCTGCCAGACCCGGCAGCAGGAAGTCACGGATTTGGGATCTGTTGATTGCCATGTCCGCTGCTCCCTATGCCTGGCCGGTTCGCGTGCCAGTCGGGTTCGGACTGGTGTTGATGGCGACTTCCCAGATTTGGTTGTCGTTCAGTTCGTTGTAGCCAAACGGCCCGCTGTTGACGGGCGCCGGCACCAGGCGCAGCAGCCGGAACGGCAGCGTCGCGGTGTTGGCTGCGGTGCCATCCAGCGCGCAGGTGGAGATGAGTGCCGGGGCCAGCGTCGGGACGCCGGACGTGCCGGTGAAGATATCGACGTTCAGCCCGACCGATGCCTGGGTGAGCGCCGTGCCGCGCATCTGGCATTGCAGCGTCATCAGCGGATCGGCGTCGATTGAGCACTCGACCACCGTGGTTGACGGCAGCGTGGGCGCGGTCCAGCCGGCGAACCAGTCCATTCGCCCGGAGTTCGGGTTGAGGTACTTGCAGCCGCGGAAGATGCCGAAGCAGGTGGTGAGCCCCTTGGTGTAGAGGCGGATTGTCCCGTCGGTGAACAGGATGACCGGATCACCGTAGGCGATCTGGGCGGCGGTGTAGTTGTAGGCAATGCGTGCTTCGCGGTTGCCGTAGTTCGGCACACCGCCGGCGAATTGCCTGGCAGTGCTGAAACCGGAAGGCGCCAGGGGATTGGCTGCCATCGTCGTGCTCCGCTATGTGCGGCCCACCGACGCGGCGAGGCTCTGGTTGAGGTTCTGGCGGGAGGTGGACCGACGCGGTGCCACCTCCCAGGTTCCGTATGTTCCCCGACGCGGGGAGGCGGCTCAGATCAGGGAAAGCGGTAGAGCGCTACATCTGATCGGGCGGCTAGGCGCACTATCGCGCTGTATTCGTGGGAAAAGCAAGGCGCATGGCGGCGAGGCACCGGAATCAGTCGGCAGCAGGTCATCCGATCATTCCTATGCGACACGCTTGCCGGGCTGCCGAACCAGGTACACGCTGCATAGAAACACGCTGCGCCATGCGAGGCCGCAGGATACCCCTATTCATCCTCTGCCACCATCGCATCCTCTGGCGGCGGAGCGTAGCTCCTCTTGATCCCGCCCTTCACCGTGCGCGCGCTCAGGCCAAGCCGCTGCACCTGGCTTGCCACCGCGTTCTTCGCCGCGAAGCCGTCCAGCTCGCGCGCCTCCTCGGTGATCTCGACCGGGCGCTCCATCAGCATCAGGCCGCCGCGCACGATCTCGGAACCGGACTGCAACCGCGTGCCGCTCAGTTCCGGATGGCGCTCGGCCGGCACCGCGGTCCAGCCGTTCGCATCCAAATTCACCAGATGCTCGATGTCCTCGGCGCCCATGAAGTTCTTGCGCTTCCACTCGTACGCCATCCCCTGCGGTATACGGCTCTGGTCGATGTCGAAGCGATTGCCGGGCGTGCGGATTTGCAATCTTTGCCTCGGCCTCTGCTCGCTGCGCTGATCGCTGCGTTGGAGTGTGATGGCCATCAGTTCAAGCTCCTAAAATGCGAATGGCGGCAAGAGCATAACCCCTGCCGCCACTCTCCATACATTGCCGCACCATGCCTCGGCTCACCCCACCACAGCGCGCCTCACCTAACCTGACCGCACCGCGCCGCACCACAGACTCAACTCTACCATGCTGATACATTAGTTCAAGCGTCCCTCTCCTTTGAGTTTCGCATGAAGCTGGGCATACTTTCGATAACGTCCCGGCTGGCGGATGCCATTCAGTTCGTAATCGTCGATCGGAACATCAGGCATCGTAAAATCGGCGGCCTCCCTTTGTTCCGGGCTCAGTCTAACTTCTCCTGACCTCGCACCGTTGCCACCAGGAGCGCGTCGAGTTACCGGCAATGCTCCGCCAGCATCGCGCCGCTGCACGCGCGGCGGCGGATCGTCGCCCTCATCAACATCCACCTCGCGCTGGCGCCGTGATCCCGTCGCACTCTGACTTTCGATGTGAGAGAAGTAATCCTCCGAATCGATGGGGATGTTGTCAGCCATGGCGGAGTAGTGCGCCGCAGCGACTCGGGCGCGGAACCGCTCGCCGGCCGCGTCCATCTGCGTGTATTCCGGGTGATCCTCGATCCAGCGGCGCTGCTTGGCCGAGTAGCCCGACAGGTCGAGACCCGCACGCCGCTCCGTCCGTTCCGGCGGTGGCGGCTGCTTTGCCATCTCCTTGGCCTGGGCGAGCCATTCCTTCTTCTGCCCGATCAGCCCGATTGTCGCCTCGGCCCGCGCCAGCGCCCGCGACGCCTTGGCCGCCTCGGCAAACGAGCCGTCGGCGTTCAGTTGCGCAATGCGGTGTTCCAGCGCCTCGGCTTCGCTTTCGGCCGCCGCCAGCCCCGCCTCCAGGCTCTGCTCCTCCGCCACCCAGCGCTGATCGGTGGCCGATGTCGCCTGGCCGCGGGCTTCGTCGCGGTCCCGTTCGGCCCGGGCGCGGGCTTCGCGCTCCGTTGCCGCCCGCTGCTCCGCCGTGGTCCGTGCGCGCTTTTCCTGCGCCAGCAGTTCGCGAAGGTCGTCGTCCGATACCGCCGCATGGCCGTTGCCCTGCGTGCCGGTCTCGTCGTCGTCTACTACGCCGCTCATGTCCTGGTTGCTCCCTCGGGATATCGCAGGGACCGTTCGTATTTGACGACGATCGCGCGTGCTCGCCCCGTACTTACGTTCAGCTTTGCTCCGATCTCTCGGAACGTCATCCCGCGCTGACGCATGGCGCCGGCACGCTCTCGTCGTTCGGCGGCTCTTGGATCGAGCGTATATGCCGGCCACTTCAATGGGTCTGCTTCGAGCGGTTCGGCCGCCAGCTTCAATCCAAGTTCCTGCAATACCTCGGTCAACTCGTTAGCGCTCTTTCGACCAAGGTTGCGTATTCTTAGAAGTTCCGTGCGACTTCTGGCGCATATCTCATCCGTCGTCCGCACCCCTGCCGTCCTAAGCGCGTTCAGTAGCCGAACCGAGATGGGTAGTTCCTCGATCTTCATCCGGCCAACGTGGCCTCCAATGTCGCCTTCAGCCATCGGCTGATGTGATCCCGCAGCAGCACGCTGGCATCGATCGTCGCCAGCCGCTGCCGCGCTTCGTCCGCCAGCGCCGGATACGCCACCAGTGCTGCGCGCAGCGTGTCGTGGCTCGGTGTCATCGCGTGCTCCCGTAACCCCGACTGCCGCGCGCAGACCGCGAGCAGGTCGTCGAGCTTGGGGGGCGCGTCAGCGTCGGGCATAAAACTGGCGCTTCTTGTGACGCCATCGAATGCGCCCACGCACTCGCCTGATCTGAAGCCGCATGGCCGGTTCCGGCATGTCCGCCAGAAACACCCCCCATAACCGATCCTGAAAACGCTGCGGCGGTTCCGGCGGGAACATGCAGGCGGTTGCCGCTATCGCGCGCCGCTCCATGATCGCTTCCAGCGTGCACCACTCCCGCGCTGTCTTTGCAGAGGGCGTCATTCAGCCTCCCGCCACACCCCGATCCTGCGCCCCTGCACCCACACGGAACCGTCCGGCTCCTCAATGACGTGCAGCCCCTGGCGCATCCGTAGTTCCCGCAGTTCCACCACCATCGCCGCGTGCTGCGCCGCATCGATGCGCCAGGCTGCCCACGAGCCGGTGCGATCCAGCGTGCGGGTCACGCGGTCGAGCGCGGTTATCACGGCAGCACGCGCCCCGTGAACGCCCGGTTCACCGCCGCGTCCTGCTCCCGCCGGTCATCCGTCGCGTCCGGCGCGTTCGCCACGTCCAGCGCACGGCCGAGACGCTGCCGATCCGGCGCCCCCACCAGCCGCTTGCCCAGCGCATCGACCACGGTGTCGATGGCGGTCTCTGGCGCTGGCGACTGCGGATCGTCGGAGTCGGTTGGCAGGATCGTAACGCTATCGCGCAATGCGCGGTCCATGATGCCACCGAGACGCGCCATCATCGCCTGCGGCTCGTGGGCATCGCTGCCGTCGTCGGTTCGAGCTACCTGGTTCGCCCCCCACTGCGACCGTTCGCTGAAAGGCATCCCACATGGCATGCGCGCATCGCCTGGATTACCCTTCGCGATCGTGCCGTCCGAAAGCGCGTACTTCCAGCAGTCATCGCTGAAGCTGAACTCAGTGGCGCGGATGGTCGCCGCAGTTTCCGCCACCAGCGCCGGGCCAGGGTCCGTGGCGTCGGTCAGCACGAGTGCAGAGGCATGCGCCAGCGCATCTCGCTCCGTCGTCGCCTCGTGCAGCGCCTGGCGGAGCGCGGTGAGTTGGAGATCGCGAACGCCCAGCAGCTCGTTCGCCGCCGCAAGCATCCGCCGCAGGCTGTCGATCGTCTCGGTATCGGCGTAGACACGCGGCATTGGAATCAAGGGGAAATTCGTCATCGGTAAACTCCGCGGGAAACCTCGGCCTTCAGGCCGAGGAGGGATAGCGGACCATGCGCAGCGTGATACACTTCGGACCAACATCCTGCGGTCTTGCCGGACCTCACTGGACAAACGAGCGCTGGCAAGATCGGGCCGCCCCTGGTGAACCCAGGCGGGTTTGTCACCCGCGTAACCCGGCCAAATCGCTCTGCTCGGTATTGTAGGGAAACCGAGGTGAAGGAGCTAAGGTCTCGGACGGCTCCGTTGCGTAGGGAGCTGGCGCCAGGGACAAGAAAGCCCGGTCGTTTACGGCGGGGTTTCATGGTTACGGCTACCACACGATGTCAGGTCGTTGCAGAACCAGTTTCACGTCAACGTCCTCGACAACCCGGCATCTTCGGCTGCCCAACTCAAACGCCCAGGTATCGCCGACGTTGATCGCCACCCAGTCGCCCACCTTCGGGATCACGCCGCCCCAGCGATGGTTCGCATCCTCGGTAAACGCCATCTCGCCCATTGCGAGCACCAAAGCCGTTTTGCCCTGAAACGCATCTTCACGCCGCGCGCCGACCGTATCGACCAGCATAATGCCGCCGGCCGTCTTGTTCGGCCGGATGTAGACGCCGATCAGCACCCCTGTCCCCAACGGCTGCACGTCCTTCAGGAACGGCCCCACCTCGTCGAGTATCTCGGCCTTCGGGTCCTTCGCATGTACCATCTGCATCGCCGTCGCCATCAGCAGTCCTCACCCATTGGTCGCCCGTCATCGTCGGCCCGCTGCATCTCCCGCGCCTCGGCAATCACCCAGCGCAGCGCCCGCAGGTAGCCAAGCTGGTCGCGGTAGTCCTCGTAGGTCTTCGCCTTGTGCGTCAGTATCCCCTCCGAGGTCTCCGCCGCATGCGCCGCAACCCGCGGCCCCAGCCGGTTCCAGAGTGCCGGATCCCGGTAGCTCAGCCGCAGATCATCCGCGATCGCCACCGCTACCGGCCGCCATACGCCTTGATCTTCTCGAGCCGCCCCGCGCCACCACCGGCACCGTCGTCGAGCGGATAGCCCACCTTGCCGCCGCGCTTGCGCCCCATCGGCAGCCCAGCGCCCGGTGGCAGACCGCCAGCAAGCCCCGGTGGTGGCCCTCCCATCGGTGGACGCAACCCAGGCGGCGGCATTCCCGGTGGCCCGCCAGGCGGCATCCCGGGCGGTGCACCGAGGCCAGCGCCAGGAGGACCGCCGGCAGGTACGGGCACCGGGACAGGTCGCGGCGGCGGTTGCTGCCCGCCCTGCGGCGCGACCAAAACATTCACATGAGTCGAATGCTTCCCGCGCGTTGCCCCGCCTCTGGCCCTGCCCTCCAGCGCCCCCGGCTTCACCATGCTCTTGACCATGGCCCGGTCCTCCGCCGCGTCACTGTGCTTCGTCGCCCCGCCGCGCGCATAGCCGCCCGGTTCCGCCGCCACCACCTTGCGCCGCGCCGCATCGCCCAGCCACTGCGAGGCCGCACCAACCGCCCCGCCCGTCGCGTAGCCCGCACGCTTCAGTGCCGCGTCAGCCTTGGCCCGATGCTTCGATGTCGCCATGTCAGTTCTCACTTTTCCAGGTACAACGCACTGTTATCAAACACATTCCAGGTTCTACCTGGAAAAATTCCAGGTTAAGCATGGATGCCCTCCGGCGGCTCCAGCCGCACCTGCACCACGTTCGAGATCGCCCGCGACACATCGCCCAACGGGTCCAGCCGATCCATGCTGTCGACCGTGATCCACGCGCCGCTGTCCAACTGCGCCCACACCCGAACCGTCGGCCAATACGTGCCGCTCGCCGTCAACGATGGTGTGCCAGGGATCACCGTGGCAACGCGCCTTTCCATGTCGACTCACACGCATCGGGAGTAGCCTCATCCCATTCCCGCATGATCGCCGCCTGCTCTGCCAGTATCTCCCTGGTGTCAGTTCCAGCCGCTATCGCCGCCCTCAGTTGCCGGCCGTTCGCCAGAAACCGATTGAACAGCGGCCACGGCATCATGGCTTCTTCCTCGCCGCCGGCTTCGGCACCGGCTTGCCGCCACGTCGAAACGCGGGATAGCCAGTCGCTTGTTCCGGCGCTGTATAACGCTGGCCGCCGCTGCCGTGCGCCTGATTCATGTTCTCTTGCGCGGAAATCTTAGCATTGCGCGCAGCTTCGTATCGGCGGGATTGCTCGGGTGTTAGATAGCTACCCCGCGCAATAGCTGCCTGCCGGACAGTCTCCGGCATGTCCATCTCGGACAATGGATCGCCAGATAGACCAGTTCCGGTGTCAGCGGCATAAACGCTACCACCGCCGGCATATCCGGCGCGCTTCAGTGCCGCAATCGCTTTGGCTTTATGGCGAGCAGCCATAATGGCCAGCTCCTTCGGTTGGCAGTCCTCCATCGATGCGACTACTCTCATTGCGTAAGGTTATATCAAGCAAACCACAGTCGGTGGAACGCATCATGGCAGCCTTTGAAACACAGCGGTATGGAGCAGTCGTTGCCACCATCAAAGATGGCGAAATCGCCATTGAGATGAAGGACTGTGGAAATGGCACATTTGACCTTACGATATTCTCAGGCGGAGAAGACATGACCGCATACGCTCTAAAGATGCACGATTTAATCGCTCTCCGAGATACTACTATTAACGCTATAGTTCGCCTCGAAAACCGAAACAAGACTCCGCGAATGGATTGAAAGGGAAAACAATGTCCGGTCATGATCCAAGGTGCCATGAACTTGCCGAGTATTTTCTGCCAACCGCGGCATCTGCCCTGCTCAAGGCGGAACTGGCACAGCACATCCAGGATGCGGTTGAGGACTGGCTAACAGCCGAGCGCGACAGGCTGGCTGAGTATGCAGACGTGTGATTCGCGGCGCTCATTTCTTCGCCCTCGGTCTTGCCGCCGCCGGCTTCGGCACCGGCTTGTTCGCAACCTTCCGCTTGATCCCGAGCTCCTCTTTCGCCCGCCCGTGCTCGCGCTCGGCGTTCGTCGCGTCCTGCTCCTGCTGGTCCGTCGCCCGCTGGTGCTCCGCCGCCGCCTGCCCCACGTCGAGGCCGTGCTGCGCTACCGCGAGGTGGTGCCCCGCAACATCCATCGCCGCACCGTGCGCCGCCTGTCGTGTCGCCAGGTCATGCTGCGCGCCCGCCCGCACCTGCTCAATCCGCAACCGCTCCTGCTCCACCGCCAGACGCGCCGCCTCGATCTGACGCTCCGACGCCAACTCCGCCGCCCGCGTCTGACCCTCCTGCGCCAACGCCTGCCCGCTGTGCTGCGCCTCAATCGCCTCCGTCGCCGCCTTCCGCTGGCTGTCCGTCTGCGCGTTCTGCGCCGACTGGATCTTCGCCTGCGCCTCCAGCATCCGCGCCTGCCCGATCAGCGGATCAGGCGGCGCCGGCCCGGGCTTGCCACCGCCCGCATTCGGGTCCGGCTCATGCAGGAACGTGTCCGCATCATTCACCCCAATGCTCTTCCACGCGCGGTCATGCACCTTCACCCGGTCGTAGATGTCCGGGTTCTGCCCCGCCAGCGTCACCATCGCCGTCGCCAGCATGATCCGGTGGATCTGTGACGGCACATTCGGGTCGCTCGCCGGCACCAGGTCGGTGTCAGCAAACTCCTCGGCACTCTGCCACTTCCGCGCCGGCTTCCGGTTCAATTTCCACAACGCCTCCGGGTTTTCAGCGAAACATTCTTTGAGGAGTTGTAGCTCTCTAGCCTGCGCCCGATACAGCCGCTTATGGATGGCGCTCGCCATCTGCGTCGCCTGCTCGATCATCGCCAGGATCGTGCCGACCGGAATGTCCACACGCGACTCGCCAACCGGCATATCAGCCGCACTGCTCAGGTTCCCGCTCTCCTTGCCGATGCTGTCCGCAAACGCCACGAACACCTGCGACAAGTCCTTATACGGAAACGGCATGATCGCTTTGGATATGTCGTCGAACGGACCCACGTCGATGTCCACGAACTCACCCGGCTGCGGGTTGATCTCGTTCGTGCCCATCCGCAGGCTCTTCGCCTTGATACCGGCCGGGGCCGAACCGTACATCCCAAGGGTGACGAGGATGCGCCAGATGGCCCGCAACGCCTTCGTCTGGTTGCCCAGCAGGTGCAAATGACCCAGGCACAGAAAACCCAGCGCCGGGATCATCATGTAATGCACGAAACGCTGCTTGCGCTGAAACTCCTCGTCGTCCGCCTTCCAGCCCCGCCGAATGTCCAATACCTGCCGGCTGTCCTTGTCGATCGTCACAATGTAGCTCACCGGCAAATCATCCGGCGCGTGCGGGTCCTCATACCCGTAATCGGATAGATCGAGGTCCGTCGTGGTCTCCAATATCGTGTAACTCATGTCCTGCGGGCGCAGGCTGATACTCGTGGTGCCCTGCACCTCTTGGCGCTTCTTCTGTTCGCTCGACGCAATCGGCATCGGATACGCGAGATCAATGTCCCGCCATACCCCCTTCCATTGCATCCGCTTCACAGCCGACCGCGACATCTCCGCCCGATGCGTCACCCGCACCGCAGTTTCCAGATCGTCCGCATCCTCTGATACGATCAGGTCCGATACCTCGACCGTCTCCGCCACCGGCCGGCGCTTCACCGGGTGCTCATAGACCTTGCGAAACAAGTTCCCGTTCAGAAACAACCCGAACAGCCCACGATCCAGATTGGGATAGAACTCCGGGCTGCCCGTCGTGATGTACCAGTTGAGATCCGACTCCAGCGCCTGCGCCAGTTCGTCGCTGCCCTGGTCGTCACCATCCCGCGTTGCGATCTTGCACGGGCCGCCCGATGGCAGCAGTTCCGCCGATGCCGCCGACTGCGCCTTGATGACAGCACCCAACAACAGCGGATGCCCAATCTTGCTCGCCGGCCCGCTCTTGGTGCTCTTGGCGTCCTCAATCGTCAGGCCCAGCAGATCGAGGCCGTCATTGTAGTTCTCGATCCACATTTTGCGCGATTGCTGGTCCGCCTCAATGCCGGCCAGGATTTCCTCCGCCAGCGACGCCAGCGCAATGTCCTCCTCCATCGCCAGGTTCTTGCTGAAGGAGTCGGGCTTCGGGCGGTTCGCCTTCGCCGCCACCGGCGCCTTGATCGTCACCCCGCCGTCGTCGTCAATCTCAATCGTCGCCGCCGTCAGCGGCTCGCCGCCCGGCGGCGCCGCGCCCATGCCGAACCCCTCGCGCGGGTTCGCCGAATGATTGAGCTGCCGGCTTCTGATAGACATGCCGTCGGGCATTGCGCACCGATCAGTCTGCCACCTCACCGACGCGGAGAAGGTTGCTGGTTGTGGCTACCCGACCGACGCGGTGCAGAAGCCGTTGGTCACACTAGCATAATTTATGCGCGGGTTGTATAGTCCGTGAGACTTGCCACCTAGGCGAGACACAAGCCCGCACCGCGTCGGTCGGCACACCCTCAAGGGATGCCCATGGCCGACGATCCGAACCCAGCACTCCGCGCCGAACTGACCGCGGCGCTCCAGGTTCTGGCTCCCCAGATCCGCGGCCTCCACGATCTCGCCGCCGTCTCCATCTCCCCCGATCTCAAAGCCGAAATCGCCACCCAGATCGCCGAACGCGAACGCCGCCGCGATCTCATATCCACCGTCATCCAATGGCTCGACGGCGCCGTCCAGGCCCTGAACGCACTCGCCAACGACGGATATCCGGCGCTCCCCTCCGCACCCATCCCGCCCGCCCTGTTCTCCGAACTCCAGGGCGAGGAAACCGATCTCGACGCCGCCGTGGCACTGTTCACGGCGCAGCAAGCCACAACCCTGTCGGTCTCACTCGGCGAACCGACTGCGAAGACCCAGCCGTAGCCACCAACAGGAGCCACACCCATGGCCAACGCCTTCAACACCCAGCAGTTCAACGTCACCCTCGCCATCACCAACGCGGCAGGCGTCCCCGCCACCGTCGACGGCGTGCCCGTCTGGGCAACCTCCGACGCCACCATCGTCAACGTCACCGCAGCCGCCGATGGCATGTCCGCCGTCGCTCCCTGCGTCGCGCCCGGCACCGCCCGCCTGACCGTCACCGCCGATGCAGACCTCGGCGCAGGCATCGTCACCATCACAGGCGTATCGGAAGATATCATCGTCACCGTCGATCCCGCGAACCTCGCCTCCGTCGTGACGTTGAATCTCGGCCCGGCCGTCGCCAAGGCGTAAGCCGCGCGCTGCAATAGCAGGAGGAAACCACCATGCCCCTACACGACGATCTCAACGCACTCTCCGCCGCCGCCGGCCAACTCGCCAACCACGTCAAAGCCATCGTCACGTCCCACAAGCCCGGTGGCGTCGTTACCAACGCCCACATGGACGCCATGGCCAAGGTCAACGCTCACGCCGCCGACGTGCAGATCATGGCCGACGCCGCCGCAGCCTCCGCCAAGGCCGAAGCCGATCGCATGGCCGCCGAGAATGAGCGCGTGAAGGCTGACGCCGATGCCGCCGTGGCCGCCGCTCGCGCCAGTGCAGACACCGCGATCGCCGAGGCACGCGCCAACGCACCAGCGCCGGCAGCCGGTCCCGCAGCAGCAACGCGGATGCCGCCACCTGCCCCGCCGCCCACACCACCCGCCGCCGGGCCACGCATGAACGCCTGAGCACGGTAATTATCGGTAACCGAGGCTACACCAGGGCGCCAGCAATGGCGCCCTTGGTGATTCAGTAGGGCGCTAACGCCCAGTCAATCATAATCCGCCAGCAGTCCCGCGCCGGCAGGTCTCCAATCCGCTTGCCGAGCATCCGTCCAGTCTGCGCCCGGTTGTACGGCTCGACATTCCCGCCTCTCATAAACATCGCCTCAGTCGGCTCGCGCATCGCTGCAATCGCAGCACGCGCAGCCGCTACCCAGTCCTCTATCTGATCCGGACTGTGATACAGGTTCGCCGCCAGATCGTATGGCGATACAAGCCCACGCTCGCGCCACACCTTGCTCGGCTCACGCCAGCAGCCACACGAACACTCCGCATCGTGGATCGCACGCGCCACTCGCTCAATCATATCCGATGCCGGCTCGGTCATAGCCCACCTCATCAGTCTTGTGTGGACACTATCGCGCCGTCACCCTACTATGCGCAATGGTCGAAATCTGGCGAGCTGCCGCAGGGTTTCCCGGCTATGAGGTGTCCAGCTTCGGTCGCATGCGGAGCCTCGCGCGCCAAGTCGTAGAGCACAACGGCAAGGTCCGCTTCCACAAAGCGAAACCGCTCAAAGCATCCCCCAACCCAGGCGACGGATACCCTCGCGTCTCGCTGCGGCGCGACGGCAAAACCCGCTACACCTATGTCCATGTTCTCGTGGCGCTGACGTTCATCGGTCCGCCTCCGCCCGGCCACGAGGTGCGGCATGGTGACGGCAACCGCGCTAACCCCAGGCTCGACAATCTCTGCTACGGCACAAGAGCCGATAACATCGACGATGCCAGACGACACGGCACATTCCCGCACGCTGGTAATTGGGTCAAAGGCCAGAACTCTAAAGGCCGTAAGCCGTGGCCACGGTCTGCCGCTGTCCCCTAAAGGTGAGCGCTTCTTCTTCGTCGCGTTCTACTTCACCCACCAACTGAGCCAAGCCTGTCCGTCTCATGTAGCCGAGAGCTTGTGATGTGGCATCAACAAAATCATCGTGTCGCCCACGCGGGAACTGAGCGCATTCCTCCATCACCACGTCAGCCCAACGCCGCTTCGGCGCGAAGATCAGCCCGCCGCTGAACATCGGCACGATGGCATGAACCCGCGCCACCTTGTCACCCTTCGGGTCTATGCCGATCACCTGGTATTCGTCCTCTCGCGTCAGCCGTCGAACCTCCTGGATCACGGACAACCCCGACGCCTTCGCCTCGATCAGCAGCGCGTCCGCCTTCCGCCGCGTGCATGTCGCCCGCACCCGCTCGACCAGTTCGTGAAGTTCAAGACGCTCTCGCCATGCCTCAACCAGCATAATGCGAGGCCGACGCACGCGATCGGTGAACAGTCCCCAGACCGTGCACGCACTCCAGTCATTGACCTGACGCTCGGTATACGCGGTGTCGATCGACACAAGGATGAACTCGAAATCGGGAAACAACGTACGTAGAACTACCTTCCCGTTCTCATCCTCAACCTCGCGCGTCCAGCTATCGGCTTCGCTCTCCTCGGGCCAGCAGCGCCACCAGTCGAGGCGCAATATTCCGCCGCCCCGTGGCGATGGCGACTGCTGGTGCTGCGCTGCCACCGCGAACGGCCCCATGATCCGCTCGTCACGGTCGACAACCCACTCGGGAAACCGCTCCGGCCAGTAAAGCTCGCCATCCTCCGTTCGCGGATCCTGCCAGCCGATCAGCGTCTTGCGATGCGGCAGCCTCGGATCGAAGCGCATCTCCACCATGACATGCGCCCATGGCTGCTCGCCGCTGATGATGGAGCCGGCCACATCCTCTTCATGCACCCTCTGCATAATCACGATCATGGCGCTGGTTGCAGGATCGTTGAGTCGGGTCGGCATCACTTCATTCCACCACAACAGCGTCGCCTTGCGGACGATCTCGCTGTCTGCCGTCTTCACCGAATGCGGATCGTCTACAATGATGCGGTCGGCTCGCTCGCCAGTGCCCACGCCCCCGACCGACGTTGCAATGCGCCAGCCCTTCGCCATCGTGGCATAGTTGCCGGTCGCGTCCTGGTTCGGGTCGATCTTCACCCGGTCGGCCCATAGCGATTGGTAAAGCTCGCTGCCGATGATGGCGCGGCATCGCCGATTGTCGCGGACGGTCAGGTCTTCCGAGTAGGACGCGGAGAGGTAACGAAGATACGGCATATTGCGCGGACCCCACTCCCACGCCGGCCAGAACACGTTGACGGTGAGTGACTTCATCGCGCCAGGTGGCACGTTGAACAGCACCCGCGATATGCGCCCGTCAGTGACCGCTTCGAGGTGTTCGCACAGCGCATGGAGATGCCAATTATCCACGAACGGCCGCCCAGGCTCGACCACATGCCAGTGCGCCCGGATGAACTCCAGCAGCGAGCCTTCACAAAGCGCCCGCGTTGCCGCCCGCTCGATATCGGCGATGGGGAACGTGGCGCACGCGCTGGCGATGGCGTCGAGGTCGGACTGGGTGAAGACGGGCACAGTCATGCGTTACGATAGCAGATCGCGGGCGTAGGGGGCTGTGCCGTTCAGTCTAGCCTCCGAACTGCCCAGCATTCCCGCCACCTCGCGCTGGATCATCTCGGACAAGTCGGCCCACTGCGCGCGGTTCATCTTGATGTCTGGATGCAGTTCCGAGAAGGCGTCAAGAATTGCATCGGCGATCTCCTGCATCAGCACGGGGTCGTCGAGGTCGGATAAGCCATCCATGTCGGGGAGGTCGGCGAGCTGGCGCGGTATGCGGCTGATCGGTGCGCGAGGCATGGCGCAGGTTAGCACGATTGTGAGCATCATCCGTAAGAGTGCATCACCAAACGGCGTTTGATAGTCCACACTGCGCCATGGCAAAGAACCCTACATGCGCAGTCATCGGCTGCCACAACGTCGGCAACGACAAGCACCACATCGGCGGCTCTGGTTCGCCCATGATCTGGCTCTGCAATCGATGCCATGGATTGATCCATGGCACGGTTTGGGATGCAGAACACACCGCACTCACCATTGCTGGGCTTGCCCGAGCGCGAGCCCAGGGCCGTATCGGCGGTAATCCCGGCTTGCGAGCTAAAGACCCGGAAGCAATCCGCAAGGTGCGTGAGGGACGCGACGCGGTTGAGCGTAAGAAGCTGCTTGATGGTATGAGCCGTTGGCTACCAACCGTCGAGCGTATGCGTCCAGCCTGGCCATGGGCCGATGTGACCAAGACCTTGAACCTACGACCAGGGCCTAAATGGACAGTTGAACGGTTGCGGCGATCAGTGCGGCGGTTAGTGGCCGAAGGTTGGACAGATGCTTCCGTCTTAGACCGTGCCGCTCGCAAAGACAGCGATGAGCGTCTGATACGAGTAATCGCTGGCATACGAGCATCGAACCAGGACCGAACGCTACAAGAGATCGCCCGTCAGCTTGAGGTAATGGGGCAGCATACCCCGCGCGGAGGAACACGCTGGCATGCTTCGTCAATCCTGCATCTACTTCGGAAGGCAGAAAAAGCCGGTATATACACCCCGCCGTCGGCTATCCCACTAAAAGACCCCTATACCGAGCTAACCGACTGATAATAAAGAGTTACAGATGTATAGATAGGGGAGAAAACGGACGTTTGATCGCATTCCCGAGCCGATCAGCCGACATCCGGCCCGGTTGCAGAGGCCACAACTGGTACGCCCTCCTGGTCGATGGTGCCGCCGAACGCCTCATTGGCATCACGAACAAGTGATGCCGGCGGGTGATCGTCGGGCACTGCGATCCACCGCACGGCGCGGGTCTCGAAGCACTGCCACGCCTGTTCGAGCGTCGTGCCGGTGGCGTCGTGGCGCACGCGGAGCGCCGCGGTGAGGCGGAACGACAGGCCCGACTCGGTGAACGTCCAGGTGCCGGAGCTGGTCAATGTCGGGGATTGCGCCATTTGACTCATTCCGATGTCGTTGCCTCGATAGTTTCAGGTGCAACGGTGTTGTCGGTCGGTTGCTGCGCATCATCGGCTTGTGCTGGCGCGACAATGCCGAGCTTGCAGATTTCGAGGATGATGCGGAGATATTCAGGGGGCAGCTTGCGAAAGTCCAACCGATCGCCAGTGTCAGCCTCGCGTGGATCGTAATCCTTGGGCTTGCCCCATGCTCGATCTAGGATGGCTTGGACAGCGATAAGGGCCACGCGCTCATCTTCACTATCGGCCAGCAGCACCAGCTTACGCATTGCTTCAGGGCTGGCTGTGCGTGCTGCCTGGATACACGCCTTATACTCGGCTGTACGGCCCCCTGGATTGCCAGACAGGCCCTTCACAAAGGGCCGCAAAACGCCGCCGCTGGGTGGATAATGCGGCGGCCTATCAAGAACCTCTGTCCTGACTGCCTCACTCATAGCATGAATAATGCGCCATTCATGCGTAAAACGCTAGGGTCAATAGCAATCGGTATCCCAGCCCCACGGCGTGCGTGATGTGGTGCAGTTGGAATGGATGGGCTCTGACGTGTCGTAGGGCGCCTCTGGGGCGGCTGGAGCCATGGCGCAGCCATGCTTGCACAACGCGCGGAAATAGGCGTTCTGGGCTTCTCTGCTTCTGTTCTGGGCTTGCTGCCGTTGCTCTCTATCGGCGTCGTAGTAGGCCTCCCATGCGGCGTCAGTGGCCCATACTGAGGGCTTGTGATTAATGTTGCCGTCCCATTGCCAGTTTGGTCCGCAGCCTGAGAGGGTGAGCGCGGCGATAGCGGCGGCGACGGCTAGGCGACGCTTGATCACGGTGCGGCATCCTTCGCGGTTGTGTTGTGGGTTGCGAGCCAAGCGCGGATGCCATCCTCTAGGGTGACGACGAGCGACTGCGAGACTGTGCGGCGCTCGTCTGTTGCGCGCTGCTTGATCTGATTGAGCAGCTCGTCCGACAGCCGGAAGCTGAATTGCGTTGTCTGTGCCATGCCGCAGTATATAGCACGACATTGCACGATCCTGCCATGCGTAATGCACCACCCTGCCATGCAATGTAATACATAGCATTGCAACACATCGTCTGTCATTGTCCTTCTCACAGCACAGGAGGCGGAGATGGCGGACATCTACATCGAGCGCGACTGCATCTGGACCCACGAGGGCCGCGGCTATGAAGCTGGCGGGGCGATCGTCACACCGGACCACATCATCGCGTATCCGGCGGCTGATGGTGTGCTGTGCGATTGGCACGGCGCAGTGCTGGGCACATGGCGCGCGACCTCGACCTGGAAGCTGCCTCGGTCGTGGATGAGCGCCACGATGTCGGCGATCACGGCGCGCGTGGGTGGCGTCACTTACAAGGGCCGTGGGTGCGGCGTTGGCATGATCTACCGCGGCAAGCGGAGTGCGGTGGCATGAGTTACCGCAGAAGCTACCGCAGCAATCGCCGCCCCGAGCCGCGCACGTTGACCGTGAAGTACGCTGCCCCGTGTGCGTGTTGTGGCGCGCGGATCGAGGTGGGGGAGACGGCGACGTATTACCCGCCGGGTGCGTATGGCGAGAACGCCAAGGGCGTGATCGTGCACGTCGCGTATTCGTGGGACGAGGGGCAGCGGGTCAGTCTCGAATGCTTCAACAATCAGCGGAAGGCGATGGAGCAGCGCGCGGTGAACGATCACGCGGGCGATGGTTTGGACGAGCGATGGGAGGATGCGGGCCGCGATGTGTGCGGCCTGTAACGGGTGAGAAGCGAGCGGCAACTGAGGGTATGGATATGAGTGCGTTTGTAATTGACGAGGGAACGATGAACCGGGTGGTACGTGCGATCTGCCACAAGAACCGATACGGGCAGGTGATCCGTAAGTTCATGGGCATTGACACATCGGAGCGTGATGCACCGACGCGGATCGGTCGGTTGCTGTTCACGCTGAACATCGAGGCGGTGATGCAACGGTATCCTGATTGCGAGGAGAAGCCGGGCAAACTGCCTGGGAGTTATGACGCTCCTGTGCTGCCGCAGACGTATCGGGCGAAGATCAATCCGATGGGAACGTTGGTAGATGGCTACAAGGCGGTGCGGTGCCTGATCTACCAGTGCTCGGAGGGGGACGTGGATCAGTCGGAGTGTTACCGGGCGTTGGATGCGGCGGCTGGTGAGATTGCGCACTGCATTGTGTCGGGGTTGCCGGCTTACGAGGCTGCCGGCTGGTGATGTGCAACGGTGCCCCTGCTGCGTGGTGTGGCGGGGGCGGGATGGAGGGTGAGTGCGATGGGTGACGTTCGGACGTGGAAAATCGTGGTTTACGTGGGGAAGTCGCCCGGCTTGGCATACGGGATTGATACGCTGGCGGTGAGGGGTGATCTGGCGCATGCGGAAGCATCGGCGCGCGACTGGATTGACCAGCATGCGGGCCGGCTTGGTGTGGCGGTGGATGACTTCACCAGCAAGATAACGCCATGGGAGTCCGCCTCTGACGGATAGCCCAATTCGGGCCGTAGAGCGCGCTGTGCGGGTTGGGGGCGTCCTGCCGGGAGGTGGGCGCCCTTTCTGCGTTCAGGGGCGGCTACGGGGCGTCCTCCGGGGCTGGCGGGGCATGTGACGTCTGAGCCCTGACCTTGTCGGCGAGATGGTGGATGGCGCGTGCGTCGATCGTCCGGCCATCGGCTGATGTGAGGGTGCCGTTGCTGTCGGCGAGTTGCACGACCATGGCGGCGATGGCGAGGAGGAGTTGGCGTTCGGCGGCGGTCATGGCGCGATCCATTCCGGCGGCAGCAGGCCGCGGTGGTGCGGCGCGTGGCTGGCGACGGCGTGGGCCAGCATGCGGCGGCAGGACTCGCGGATGGCCATGACGCGGATCTCCTCGATGTCGGCGATCTTGGCGCGGAGCTGGGCCGGCGTGATGGTGGCCCAGCTTAGCTCGGCAGCAGCGAAGCGATCGGCGATGGCGTTCACCATTACCGGCGGGCTTCTTCGTCTCGGATGAAGTCGTAGGCCGGCCGCGACATTTGCTTGACCAGCGACAGCGTATGGCCGCGCCAGTCGGCGACATCGGGCCGACTCAGTCGGCCGTCCGACTCGCGCAATGGCGCGAAGTTTTCCCGCTCTCTGCCGTGGTAGTAGGCGAGCCAGTGCCGATCTTTGGCGGACAGCGATGTGGCGTTGTCCGGCAGGCGAATGATCTGGTTGGGGATGGCGATGGGATTGTCGCGCCCCCACTCGGAGAGCGCCAAACACAACTCGTGGAATGTGGGGAAAAACCGGCAACGTCTGCCGACGAAGGCAAGCGTTGCCATGGTGAAAAACCGTTGATCGAACTCGGATTCCAGCAGATCGGCATAGGCTACCAGGCGTTCCCTGGCATCGGCGAGCGACATACCGCCGGTTGCAACGAGGGCACCGAGGGCGCGCAGCCAGTCACGGTGATTGTTTGGGTTAATGGACATGATCGAGCGCCAATCTGCTGATTTCGCGCGGTTTTTCATCCTCGAAAGCCGGGTCTAGGAACGGGTTGTATCCGGCTTTCCTGGGTTGCACGGCGGCGACCAGCCACGCCATCGGATCGGCTGGACGCACCTCGCCTGCGTCCCATATGGCGTTGAAAACCTTGGCACAATCATCTCCGCACTTACCAAGCAGCATGCCGATCGAGGCACGACCGGCGCGGTCTGGTTTCCCCGTCAGGACGCGCAGCATCGCCAATCCCTCGGAGAAAAGTTGCGCTCGCTGGCCGGCTGGGGGCGGGCCGGCGGCGACTGCCGCTGGCCGAGGCGTAGCCTCGGAACTCTTTCTTTCTTCTCTTTTCCTGTCCTGTCCTGTCAGCGCGGACAGAACGCGCCCGTCCCCGTCGTTCCTGTTTGGGACATCCGCGTCCCGTCCGCGTCCTGTCCCGTGGGACATCCGCGTTCTGTCCCCACTATCCTCATGTGGGACAGGACCGTTCTGGCCCTGCCCAGGAGGCGCTGATCCGTTCGCCTGTTTCGCGCGGTAGACAGCCTTCCTTTCCCGGTCGCGCGAGCGTCGCTCCCATGCAGCCATTGCCTGCTCGGCCAGCAGCGCGTGATACAGCCGGCCATCCGAGCATTCTACGAAACCGTGCAAGGCATCGGCCTCGCGCAGCTTGCGCCACGCCTTGATGTCCTTGTTCAACCCGGCGAACTTGCACAACAACGCGTCGTCGTTCGGCAGGCTTGCGGCAGGAACCTGCTGCCAGGCGGTCCACCACAGCTTCAGCGCAACGTGAAACACCTCGTCGCTCGCCTTTGCCTCGAATACCGACATGAACAATCGGCCTCCGAACAACGGCATCCACTCCATCCCGCGCAGATCGCAATCAACTGTGGTTAGGGGCGCTGGCAGACCGCTCATGTGTCCAACCTTTCCTGCTCGGGTTGAACAGACCATTTACACCACAATCTACGCCCCGTACGCGCAGACTCTGGGGATGGATGTGGTACCTGGTGACTGATGTGGATAACCTGGGTAATCATCACGCGACCAACCTTATCAGCGCGCGGCGCATCCCTACGCTTTCCACAGAATCAATCTCTTGTACCGCTGCCCATACCTCGGCCGCGAACTCCGGCCGCATGGTCATGATGTGGTCGATCACTCTGATCGCCTGCATGACCGTGGTGTGGTGACGCCCGCCGAACTCCAGCCCGATCTCCAGCAGCGTCGCCATCGTGGTGTATCGCGCCACCCACATCGCGACCTGCCGCGGCCGGGCCACCGCCCGCCCCCGCCGCCTCGAGTACATGTCCACCAGCCGCGTTCGGAAATGCCGCGCGACAACAGCTTGGACACACGCGATTGTCGGGTGATCGCTCATGACAAAGCTCCGCCTTGACCAGCAGGAGGCTTTGTGAGAAACAGGGGTTGACGGCTCCCTATATCCCGATCCGGCCTCGCCGCCGGTTCTGTTAAGAACAGCGCCCTTGCCGCTCCAACGGCAGGGGCGTTTTGATTCTGCATGAACAAGGGGAGTCGGGCAACCATCAGCGAGCCCTTGGCGCCCCGTACACCGCGACCGATTCGCGACCGCCGCCGCCGTTCGTTTTCGTTCCGATGGCGAGCTTAACAGCCCCCGTCACGGGGGTCGTGACGGAGGCTCTCGACGGTTTGCCCCAGGGCGTTCCGAGCAGCGTAAACCGCACGGATTGACCGGGGCGCGGGTTGTTCAGTGTCCGGCCATCAAAGTGCGCGTTCCACGCCTGCGCCGCCGCGATCGTCAGGTCGTAACGGTCCTCTCCCGCCGTTCCAACAGTCCGCAGTGAGAGGTATTTCAGCAGCGACTTCCGCGGGTCATTGACCCGTAACCCGTCATCATGCACCAGGCCGCCCCAGAACTCCTCCGCAGACGACGGCTGATAACGCGCCGTCACCAGAGCGACAGAGTAAACCCCAGCCCGGAGGATCAGTCGCTGGTTCACCGCAGACGACCCCAGGCACGCCGCATGCAACAGACCGGCTGCGCCGCGATATTCCTCCAGAACCTCGAAACGCCGCCGCCGTGAAAGAAGATCCATCTGGGCCAAGGTGCCAGCAGACCGACGCTCGAAGCCGAGCATAATCGGAGTGAGCGCCGCAATGACCTTACCGGAATTGATAAGATCGTGGTCGGCACCAATCGCCCGGGCAGCGTCCGACCAGCCGCGTGTCCTCTGAATGTCGAAACACGCATATGCCGCCGCCGCTTCTTCCTCGTCCGCGACTTGCTGGTAAATCAGCGTCAGCGGCACGCTAACCCCGGCCTCAACCACCGCCTCAAGCGTGTGGTTGCCGTTCACCAGCAGCATGGACCTGTCCGGCAGCACGCAGAACCAGATCGGCGTCCCTTGCAGAAACCAGCCACGCCCCATCTCGAACGCCAGCCGATGCACATGGCCCGGCCTCACCGAACGCTGCCGTGCGAACAGGCAGCTTTCCCGCAGCGCCTTGGCCTCGGCCGGCGTCACCATCCGGTGCTCCGACGACAGACCGGCAAGCTGTGTCTCCGAATAGGGCGCCGACTTGCTGCCGGCAGTTCCATTCCCGGTCGTGTTTGTGCTAGCGTGTTCCATAGCGTTCCAGTTCCTTCCTTGTGTTGGTTACAGCCCCACCGATGCGCCCAGCATCAGTGGGGTTTCTCTTGTGGGCAACGCCATCACCCCGCCCGCCGCGCGCCGCGCCGGTCATGGCAGCAGCCCCGCCCGATGGCGCAGCACGTCGCGGTAGTCCGACAGCGCGTAGACCGCCGCACCGCCGCCGAGCCATGCCATCCCGACCGCTGCCAGCGGATGCCCCTCGGCCAGCCCGATTGCCACGAGCGGCACAGCCAGCACAGCGGCACCCACGTCAACCCACACGTCGACCATGGTGGTGACATACCGCCCGCTGCGCCCCGCGCCGGTCATGCCACCGATCCGCGCAGCGGCACACCGAACGCTCGCAACTCGGCCTCGACCTCCTCTAGCGTCCGGCACACCACAATGCGCGTGAACCCGCCCGATGCCTCCAGGCGCGGGAATACCTCGCGCTGGCCTTCCACCCGCTTGATACGGATGTTGCCGCGCCGGTCGCGCACCTTGATGTTGCGCTCTATCGACAACCGGCCGGTGACCGTCTTCAATTCGATCCCGAGCATGCCGTTGTAGCTCACCATGAAGTCCGGCCAGTTCGGCTTCAGGCCCATGCGGTAGAGCTTTGCCTTCTGCTGCCCGGTGAGCTTGATGTGGCCGGCGGGATAAGCTGCCCACTCGGCCGGTGGCATCACCAGCTTCCACAGCAGATCGGCGCACGACACCTGTAACGTGTCCTCCGGCACCACGTATTCCGTCAGCCTGAACGGCCGCCGCCCCCGCGTTTCGCCCACGCGCCGCGTCGATGGGGCTGGCGCGCTCATGGCGCACCGCGCTCCAGCAAATCCGCCCCGCCACGCAATGCGAGGATCAGATTCGCCAGACCATCGACATCCGGATAGCGGTGCATCGTTTGCTCCGCGATGTCGGCAAACGCCCGCGCGTCGTCCGGCGGCATCGCCAGCGCAGCAGTTTCGTGGCCGGCATGGGACACCGAGATCAGCAGCAGCCGCTCGGTCGGGGTATCGAGGGCATGGCCAACGCTAACCTCGATGTCGGCATTACCAGGCATCGCAAGGTATTGCCGGAAGAACGCCAGTATAGCCTTCTTGCCGCCGTTCATGGCGCACGCTCCAGCGTTGCCGCCGCCCGTGCCTGGCCATCGCCAAAGCGCGACAACCAGCAACCTAAGCAGTAACGTCGCTCCGGCTCACCGGCCTCGATCGGGAAGCCAAGGATGCACACCGGCTCCGATCCCGGCGTCACGGCCATCACCACGGCTTCAGCCACGCCGCAGGTCGAGCACCGCAGGGCCAGGCGCGCGGTCACGGCGGCGTTGCCTTAGCAATCGTATCGGCCAGGCGATCCAGCCGATCGAGTAGATCACCCCTGGCGATCACGGTGATACTGACTGGTGGCGAACCATCGGCCAGGAACAGCGGGCGCAGTCCGTGCCACCATTCGCTGTGCTGCGCGCAGTCGCCTTCGACCCTGTAAACGACTGTGTAATATTCGGCGGATGTATTGCTTTTGATCGCGCTCATGGTTACCTCCTCGACGCCGCAGGTCGAGCATTGCAGGGCCAGACGCGCGGTCATGACGCAATCCGTCGCATCGAGATCGCCGTGCTGCGCCTGCCGCGCGAACGCTCGAACTGAAAGCGCGCGCCGCTATCGTCCGTCATGAACGCCCGCAGCCGCTTCTCGGCGTCCGTTGCTGCATCGCAGAGGATTTCCGCCTGGTACGGCGTCATCCCGTCCGACAGCGGCGCGAACCACGAGCGGATGGCGTCCCTGGCCCGGTCGGTGTCGGCAGCGCAGGACTGCCAGTAGGACCGGGCGCTCATACCGACGCCTCGACCGACACCACAACACGTACTGCCTGCGGCATCCGCCACCCGTGCGGCTCGGCATACAGGTCCGGCCGTTCTGCGAAGTATCCGTATGCCAACTGGATGTGCTCACGCGCTGCCCTGCGTGTTTCAAACAGCTTCGTGCGCGTAACATGGTCGGGATCGCCGTCCAGCCATTGCCGCGCGCCGTCGAGCACGTTGTCGCAACGCCGCAAGATCGCCCATAGAGTGCGCGTTCGGATCATGCGGCCTGCTCCTCGTCCGCGCGCTTGGCGAACGTAATGCCGTGCTGCTCGATCAGCGCCGCGATGTCGTTGGTCACGTCGAACTGCTCGCCCGTGACCTCGATCCGCCCCGGCGCGATCTCCCGCCAGGAGCGCGTCGCGTAGAAACGACGGCTGAGCTCGCTGTAGAACACGCGGATGGGCTTGGCTGCGCGTCTCATGCGGCCACCTCCGCGATCAGCCGCGCCGCACGCATGCAAATGGCGTTGCAGTACTTGCGCTGCCGCTTGTCGAGTGGGCCGCCGCAGTGCGCGCAGGACGGGCGTTGCCGGTTGCTCAATGCCGCCTCCCCCGCTGCGCATCGCGCCAGACCTGCCCATCGACCGCCCGGCGCGTCGTGCTCATGACGTGCGCAATGCCCGGCGCGTTCATGCCCAGGCCGTGCAGCTTGCGCGCAAGCCACACATGCGCTGCCGTCCAATGCCGCGGCACTGGCGCCGACAGCGCGAGCTCCCGCCCGCAGATCGGACAGCACAGGCACCGGGGCTGCTCGTTGCTCATGGCGCCGTCCTCACCGCGTTACCCGCGCGCCAAAAGGACCGGGCGACGCCAACGCGGCGGCCACGTCGCCCGGCAGGTGTGGGGTAACGATCCGATCGTGCCGGCGGCGTGCGGCTGCCGACGAAGCCGACGGCGCGACGGGAAGGAAAGTGTCGCGCGCATGGGTGTGGTGCTGGAGATCACGCCGCCACCGCCTGCGGCTGCGCCGTCCGCGCGATCGACACCAGCAGTTCGGCAAACGGCAGCGGCGTCGCGTTCCTGATCTCCTGCTTGTGCTTGCCGCCAGCCAACCCGACGATGCCGCAGCGGCGCGCGTATTCGTAGCCGCGGCGCGCCAGCAGACCGGGATCGATGCGCTGCCCGCTACCGCCCCAGGTCAACTCCGGCAGATCGGTGCCGATCGCATACAGCCACGTCGCCTTGCGCGAGGCGTGCCCGTAATGCCCCTGCTCGACCTGACAGCACCAGCCGCCGTCAATGTCACGCTGCCAACCGCCCGTTGGTGACGGCCACGGCAGGCCGTGAGCAAGCCACGCATGGCTGTAGGCCGGGTGCTCCAGCACGCCGCCCCAGGCCCGCACAGAGGCCAGCGCGGCGGCAAAGCAGCCGCTGTCGTCGCCCATCTCAAACTGATGCGGCTTCCGCGGGCTGCCATGCCAGTAGCGTCCCCATCGCTGACAGGGCGGGTGCGCCAGGCATGGCCATGGTCCGGCATATAGCCGCGCGTCTCTGGCCTCCGGCCAGAGGTCAACGCCCGGCATCCCGGCATAGATTCCGTTTGCGGCAACAAACAATGCAGCAATCGTCATATATGCCTCCACCCGAGGCGACGACGTATTTGGCTGATCAGAGAGCGGCCAACACCAAATTGCTTCGCTAAGACAGGTCCAGAGGCGGTTGAAGAACGAATGTGTAAAACAGCCTCCACACTCAGCTTTGCGGAACCATTACGCTCGCCACGGGTGACTACCCTACGGGCGCGACCCTTCCGTTCCATATCCGCGTTGTTATCAGCCCTACTTCCCTCTCGGAGATGAGTAATCTCGACGCACGAAGCGTTGTCACAGATATGAAGCAGACAATCCTTTGGCCAAACGCCATGGACGAGTGCCCATGCGGCCCTGTGAGCCAGAACGGGCCGATTTCTGACAGCCATTATCTGGCCGTATCCTTTCTTGCTTTTGCTCGCAGTCCAGACAAGGCAGCCCGTATTTTCGTCGCGTTCAGTTTTCGCGAAGAAACGGCTGCGAAATCTATCGGCCTGGACATAGAGCGCGGCGATCACGACGCCGCCGCCCGGCTCGGCCAGCCCTGCCGCTGCGCCAGCGCGTTGACCGCCCATCGCGATGGCAGGCCGCACCGCCGCGCGATCTCGCGTGTCGACAGCGGGCCGTGCCACAAGGCGCGCACCGCCGCAACCACCTCGGGGGCGTGCTTGCGGAACCGCGCGCAGACGCGCGAGCAGAAGCGGTTGGCGTTGTCCGCCTTGCCGCGGAACGCCTCGCCGCAGACCTCGCAGCGATAGCGGGGCGGGATGCGCGGGCGCATCAGTTGGCCGCCTCGGGTAACTGCGTGAACAGGTCCGGCGGCGGCTGCACAGTGACCGGCGAAAGCGCGGCGCCCTCACGGATGTCAGCAAACATACCGGCATCGGCTGCGATGCGAGATCGGGCCAGCGCGCAGTAGGCTTCCGACAGTTCGATGCCTATCGCATCACGCCCCAGCCGATCAGCAACCATCGGGGCCGTGAACGCGCCAGCGAACGGATCAAGCACCGTGTCACCTGGGCGGCTGCCAGCCTTGATGCATCGCTCGGCAAGCTCGGGCGGGAATGTAGCAAAGTGTGCTTCGGCGTAGGGCGCGGTGGCGATCGTCCAGACGTTGCGGATGTTGCGGGTGGTGCCTTGCCAAGGGACGCTAAAACCCTGGTGTCCGTTGTGTCCTGGATTGCCCCCAGCATCTATTCGGTATTTACGCTCCACATTGCCAGAGCCTTCAGGTCTGTCGGCAGTTTCCCAAATCGCATCCGCATCCCAGAAATACCGCGCGCTCTTGGTCAGCAGAAATATCTTCTCGTGCGAACTGGTCGGCCGATCAGTCACCGACTCAGGCATAGGATTCGGTTTCGCCCACACGATTTCGCTGCGCAGCCACCAGCCGTCAGCCTGGAGGGCGAGGGCGACGCGCGCGGGGATCATCAGGAGGTCTTTGGGCTTTAGGCCGGTTATCCGCTTCTCTCGACCGACTCGCTTGCGGTTGGCGTCATCGAGGTAAGCCTGCTTCCCTCCAGTCTCGCCACCCCATTTACCATCGTTGGCGTAACTGTCTCCCAGGTTCAGCCAGCACGTTCCGTCGTTGGCGAGAACGCGCCGCACTTCGCTGAAGACTTCGACCATCGCTCCGATGTATTCGGCAGGGGTCATCTCCATGCCGATCTGCCCGGCAACGCCATAGTCCCGCAGGCCATAGTAGGGCGGCGAGGTGACGACACACTGCACGCTGCCGCTCGCCAGCGTCGGGAGCACGAGGCGGGCGTCACCTTGGATGATGCGGACGACCATTACGGCCACCACGCCCAAGGCGGAGGAAAGCCCCGGCCATCCCATGGCGGCTCGTCCGCCGCGGGCTGTGCTTGCGAATCTGGCATGATCGGGCCATGCTTGGCCGGAGGCCGCGCCCGGGTTTGTGCCCCGGAACGCGACCGGACCGTCGCACGGATAGGGACCGCGCTATGGCTCACCACAGTACAGTCGCGCGCATCGTCAGCCGCAATACGTGGTTCTACGGACTTGCGCGCCGTGGGGTTGCGACACGGACGATACATGCACGCTTGATGCCGCTGGCACGATCCGATGGTGCAGATTTCCCAAGGCTCGGCATCAAGGGTCGCAGTCCCGCCACCGCCGGTCCCCACCGGCTCTCCAGCACGCGGCCTTACCTGGCGCTGCTTCACCTCACCGTGGCCGCCATGTCGGGGAACATATCCAGCGTCTCGGCGCGCGGGGCCGGCGCGTGAGCGGGGCCGTGGAACAGATCGGCCTGACGCGCAGCCTGCTCGATCCTGCGAACAGCGGTCTCGAAGTACAGCGGCTCGCACTCGATCCCAACGAACGGATGACCGCGCTGGATGGCGGCAACGCCTGTGCTGCCGCTGCCCATGTAGGGATCCAGGATCGTGCTGCAGGTGGAAAGCCCAAGACGTTCAATGCACCACGACATCAGCGCCAGAGGCTTTTGTGTTGGATGCGCGGTTTCCTCGCCGAACGGATCGCCGCTCAGTTCCATCCGTCGCCGACCGTTGCTGTCAGGCGCGTGGAACGCATAGACGCCACAACCACCCTTCTGCCATCCGATCTCGGCATCCGACAGAAACGTGCCGTAGTGCTCGGCATACTTCTTCAGCCAGACGAGCGTGGAACCGAGTGGCAGACGCGCCGCATAGAAGTTGGCGCCCCACATGATGACGCGCGGGAACCGCAACCATGGCAGCGGATCGAACTGTGTGTCATCGCCCGCAATCAGCCGGTCAGAGCGTCCTTGTCCGCGCGGCTTTTCGAGGTTCTTGCCGGAAAAGCGCCGACTGTCGGTGTCAAAGCCAGCACCATACGGCGGATCGGTCACGACCGCATCGACGCCCGTCAGGCTCGGCAGCACGTCGCGGCAGTCGGCCAGGATCAGCCGGCAGTCCCCGATCTGCACCTCGCGCGCCACGGTCATCAGGCGGCGGCCTCAGGGGAGGCGTTCGGGAATAACTCGCCCTCACTCAACTCGCGCAGTTTCTCCTGGAACTTGTATTGCGGCTGGTGCCCGCACCGGAGCCAATCGCTCACCGTGCCACGCGAGCACCCGACAAGCGGCGCCAATTCGTCCTCGCGCAAATCGTTACGTATCATCCACGCACGGAGCGGGTCTGAGACCAGGGCGCGTTCCGGCGCATGGATGCGCAATCTGGGTTCGAGCGTGCTTAACACTAACCCCAACTGCCGGGTGATCTCCGGCAATCCGAGATCACCCATCATGTCGGGGTGATAATGGAACCACTCATGCTTGATGCGTTGGTGAATAAAGCGGCGATGCAGCCTTGCTTCGTCAGCGCGTCCGCCATCGAACAGCCGCAGCAAATAGATATCATCCCAGAGCTTTGCGCCGAGATTTTCGAGCCGCCTCGCAACATCGAACGTGCAGCCAATCTTACATGGTCCGACGAGGCCGAATCTCGCGATATAGACCGGCACAGCTACGCCGCCGCCGCTGACATGGGGCACGGCTCTGGTTCGTCGGCATACAGGTCTGGCCGAAGGTCCGCACGCTTTATGCCGGTGATCCGCGATACCTCAACCACCCTCTCCGCCGGCACTCGGTCCCACTGATGAACGGCCGAGCGCGTCAGGCCCAGAGCTTTCGCCAATCGGGGAATACGCCCTCTTTCGCCCTTGAGGAGTGACATGCCTGGATCGTCCATGGAGGACAGTAAAGCAATGCTGGACACGACTTGTCAAGTGTCTCTGGACGTGATACGGGCTACCATTAAGCCTATGGAAGTAGGCGCTAAAATCAGGCGGGCTAGGCTATTCCGCGGCCTGTCTCTGGAAGCCCTGGGCAGGCTGATCGGGGTGTCTCGGAGCGCGGTTCATCAGTGGGAAAATGGCCACGTCACCAACATTACCGTCGCGAACCGGATCAAGCTAAGCGAAGCCCTGGAGTTGCCGATTACTGAGTTGCTGCCTCCCTCGGCAACCGCCGGAGAGGTGACGATCCGTGACAAGCAGCAGATTTTGCTTCACGAGCTATTCGGCTCAATGAACGAGCAACAGCAAGAAGCCTATTTGCGACTTCTTCTGGTGATGCGGGACGGGTCCGACTCCGACGATTGATTGCGCTGGCTTTTGCGATCTCGCGCATTATTTTTGTCAAGCGGACCAATTTCTCGTCCAGAGACACTTGACGGCTACGTATAGTCCGGCTTAACAATACCCCGTATTCCACGGGGGCCAACATGCCGCAGTCCTGCCATAGCAAGTCTCCCCATACTGCTGGATTCCCAGTCTGTCCGGCGGAAGCATCGGCATCGGCGACTGCGTTAGCCTCGGCTTCGTCCGAAGGCACGGCACCGGCACGAACGGCTGAGCCGGCCGTGAGGGGGTGGGCGCCTCCGAAGTCGGCTGATGCAAGTGTAACGCCGCTGCAATTACACGCAAAACCGTTAATTCTGCGTCTTCTGTGCGTTACAGGCTCGTTCCATCAAACACATAGCTCCGAATCACGCATACAACCGGAACGATCTACCAGCTTATCCGCCCCATTAACACGGGTTTGTGATACAATGGCGGGAGATGGCCCTGATGACCTGGACGGAACTCATTGCAGTGCTGGAAGAGACGACCCGGCGGCTACGGGTGATGGTCGAGCCGCAGCGGCGGATACCGCGGATGATGCGGATCGAGGTCGAGGCGCTGCTGGCGCTGATCGAGCCGGCGCTGATCGCGGCCAAGCGTCCGGCAAGCCGCCCGCCCAGGACGCGCCCGTAATCAACGACCGCCTCGCGGCCGAAGGCGCGCAACTTGCGGCCGATCTGCGGTGTGGCGCGTGCGACGGGACCGGCCGGCACTTCCACTGGCCTGAGATGTGGCGCTGCTCGATCTGCGGCGGCGCCGGGCGGGCACTGTGAGCGCGCGGCGGAACAGCTTAAAGGCCGAGCGATCGCTTCCCATGCAAGAGAGAATTTTTGCGCGGGTTATTCCCGTTCCATGGTCGGGTTGCTGGCTCTGGGAACCCCGCATTGACCGAGACGGCTACGGTAGATCGACCTTCAAGAGGCACACAACATTAGCCCACCGACTATCCTATATTGCCTTTAAGGGGGGAATTCCGTCCGGTCTCACCATCGATCACCTTTGCCGCGTGAGATGCTGCGTTAATCCAGACCATCTTGAGGCCGTCACCCTTAAAGTAAACGTCCTGCGTGGCGAGAGTTTCGCAGCGCGACAGGCGCGCAAAACCCACTGTGACAACGGACATCCTTTTTCTGGAGACAACTTCTTCATACGGCCATCAGATGGGGGGCGTATTTGCCGTATCTGTCTAAAGCGAGCCGACCGCAAGTTTAAGAATAAGCTAAAACTTGAAGCAGGGCCTCTAACATACGGCAAAGGAAGAAAGCACAGCCCCGAAACTCTAGCCAAGAAATCTCTGGCCATGACCAAGTGGTGGCAAATTAAAAAAGCCACGGACAGCGCGCCATGACCCGCCCCTACGTTCTCGACCATCAGCGCATCCTGCGGGACAAGCGACTGGCGGACGCGCTGGCGGCCATCGCCGAGTATCGCGACGCGCATGGGGCGGAGCGTCGTTGGTGGCGCGGTCACGCCCTGGCCTGCATCCGGGAATTCAAAGTGCGGCACCTAATCCCGGAAGCTGCGGCATTCCGCGCCGCGGTCGCAGCGAGCAAGGCGCGGCAACGGAGGGCGGCATAGATGGGCGATCTAGCAACCGACGACCGGCAGGCGGTCGCGTTAGCGATGCTCAAACGAGCTGCGCGCGATGCGTTCGCGCTATGCGCCGATCAGGCCGACGCGATGGCGGCCGATTTGGAAAAAGCGGCGCCATGGATGGATGCGCCAGCCGCGCTGCGGCTGCTGGCGACGATGTTCCGCGGTTCGGCAAGGAGGGACTGATGCCGTCGTGTGTCTACTGCAAGGCCGACGAGGCCGAGTACTACGACCGAATCCCGCTCTGCACGAGTTGCGCCGGGCGGTTCGCGGAGGGGCCGCAGGCGCCGTCTCGGCCGATATTCCCGAAGTCGCGCCGCTTGATCGCCGATGCGATCGAGGATGCGCTGTTCGAGGCATACAACGTAAAGAGGGGGCGCGACCGATGAGTGACGCGACTGACCCGATGATCGAACTGCTGACGGAGCGCGTAGACAAGCTCGCCGCGGACATACTCGTACTGGAGGCGCGGCGCTCGGCCTACCAGGAACTGCTCGCCGAACTGCGCGATGGCCGCTCGCGCGTTGCAAAGCGCCGCAAAGGGAACATGCAGGCGATAGACGACGTGCGCGGCATCCTGAAGCCGGACGGCCAGGGACCGCTGCCCGATCCGCTGCGCGCGGTGGACGCGCCATGACGCGCCGCCGCAGCCGCGATGTCGTCCACATGGCCGACCGCAAGCGCCGCGTGCGCGAGGCGTGGGAGCGTATTGAGGACGCCGAGCCGGACATCTCGACCGAGCGCCTGATGGCTATGGTCGCCAATGATACCGGCGAGGACTACGGCGACGTGGTGTGGCTGATCGATAGCGACGGGCCCGCGTCATGATAGCGGCGGCCATCGCCAACACCGCGGCGCACTTGCGGGAGATCGCCGCCACCGAGCTCTCAGCTTTCAATGGCGACCGTCGCGCACGCGCCATGGCGACGCGCCTGCGGTTGCTCGCGCAAATCCTCGACGACGACGCGCGGATGGCCGCGAGGCTCGAAGCTGCGACTTTGGTGGCGAGCGCGCGGGAGCCGGCACATGGCTAATGGAGCGCCTTCCGGTTGGGCCATGCAGAACGCCATGACGGCGTTGGTGGAAGCGCGCGAACGGTTGCGTGCCATAGACCCGACGATTGATGATGACGCTCAGCTACTTGCCGACATGCTTGAAGGTGAGACGGTAGACGCATTCGACATCATCGACCGTCTTGTTGAGGCGTCTATTCACACCGAAAACATGGCCCGCGCCGCTGAAGCAAGGAAGATGGAACTTGCCGAACGGCAAGCGCGCTTCAAGCGCCGCAGTGATTCAATGCGCGCCATCGTTCAATCGGTTCTTGAAGCCGTGAACATGCGCAAGCTGGAGCGCCCAGCCTACACCGCCAGCCTGCGGCAAATACCCGCGCCTCTGATCTTGGATGAAGCAGCGCTCGGCGAGGAATGGTTCAGAACCAAACGCGAGCCGATGAAAGCCGAGATTAGGAAGGAACTGGCGTCCGGCGGCGATGTCGAGGGCGCGCAACTCGGCAATGCCTCGACCGGCATCAGTATCAGGACACGCTAGGAGTTGAGACAATGAGTGAAGTCGTAACCGCGCCCAACAGCCCACTGGTATCATTCATAGAGCGGGCCGCCATAAATCCCGACTTCGACGTTCAGAAGTTCGGTGAGCTTCTTCGCATGCAGCGTGAGGTTGAGCACGACCAGGCGCGCAAGGCTTTCAATCGCGCGATGGCAGCAGCGCAGGCTGAAATGTTGCCAATCGTTCGGGACGCCAAGAACAGCCATCTAAACAACAAGTACGCCAAACTTGAGACGATAGATGCGGCAATTCGTCCAATCTACACAGGTCATGGTTTTAGCGTCCGCTATGGATCGTCGCCAAGTCCACATGAGGGTTGGATGCGGATCACCTGCACCGTCGCGCACGATGCTGGATATTTCGAGGAAAACTACCTCGACGCGCCAGTGAGCACGACAGGATCGCAGGGCGGCAGGATGGCGATAACCCCGGTGCAAGCCATTGGCAGCACAATCACCTACTTGCGCCGCTATCTTCTTGGCATGTGTTGGAATGCCGTACTGGCCGACGATGACGACGACGGCGAAGGGTTCCGTCCTGCCGTCGCCGCATCCGTCCAACGCGCGCCGCGCAGATCGGAACCGACCAACGGCAACGGCCACCCGGCGACGCGCACGAAGGAGCAGTGGGACGTGTGGACGGCAAAGCTCGGGGCTGCCGTCAGGGTCGTTCACACCCAGGCCGAAGTCGAGGAGATCGCCCGCCGACCCACCGTTGCTGATGCGCTGGCAGACCCGTCGACGCCCGATGTCATCAAGCGCGACATCACTGCCATACTCGCAGAGGGTTACGCGCGGTTCGTGGTGACTGACGCGCCGATCGAGAACGACCCCCTGAACGACCCCGGCGCCGGCGACCACCCGGACGGCGGCCCGCGCATCGCGGGTGAGCAGTATGCCGGTGTCTAATCCGATTTACCTGATCTGGTCGCACGAGCACCGTGCATGGTGGGGGCCGGGCGAGGCTGGCTATGTCCGCGAGATATCGCGGGCCGGCCGCTACTCCCACGCCGATGCGTTGCGCATCTGCGCCCAGGCGATCCCAGGCGATGCCCGTATCTTAGGGGCGTTACCGGAATTGCCTGTGCTGGAGGATGACGTTCTGGCGATGCGCGACAGGTTCCGCGGCGCTTTCCCGAACCTCCCGAAAGAACCATGGGAGTAAACCCGAACCACGCCCGCTCGCGCGAGGTCCGCGCCGTGGTCCGCACGCTGCTGCCGCCGCTCGACGTTGGGGCTGTGCTGCCCTCCGCGCCCTCGCTGGCGCCTGCGCTGGGCTGCAACCGCGCCGCCGCGCATCGGCACCTACGGGGCGCTATGGCCGATGCCGGTGTGGTGCTGGAGACGCGGCGCGGCAGGCTGGTCGTGCGGGAAATGCCGCAGCAACAGGAAGGCGCATCGCCATGATCAAAGCCATCATCAAGGCCGAAGGCAAGCAGATGCTGCTGATCGGTCTGTCGTTCAGAAACCTCGAAAAGTTCCTGGCTAAACCCGGCGATACCTACATCCGCATCAGGGCGGAGGAGCTTGGTCTGCCGCTCGACGTGATGATCATCAGCGGCAAGACGGAGGAGCACCTGCACGACCAGATCAAGCACGGCATCGGGCCGGAGACCATCGTGCATGTAACAGATCGCGCCAAGAACTGACCAGATGCGTGATTTGACGGCCCTCGACCGCTACCGCATGCGCGGCGATGCCGTGAAGTACTACGGTTGGGACGGCGACGAAACCTGCGGCGCCTTTGCTCTGCCATCACCGATCGACGGCGGCATGCTGTGCGTCATTGCGTCGGGCGCCGAGGGAACGTCATGGGAGCACCTGTCGGTATCACGCAAGAACCGAACGCCAAACTGGCAGGAAATGGAGCACGTTAGGAAGATGTTTGCCGAGCCGACTGAAACATGGGTGCAGTTCCATGTCCCGGTGACGGATCACATCAACATCCATCCCAACTGCCTTCATATGTGGCGGTTGGTGGACGCTGAACTACCTCGACCGCCGGCAATCCTTGTTTGATGGGAGGCCCGCCATGCTCCGCCGTATCCCCACGTTCGCCGACCCCGACCCGCCAGACGACACCGCCGCTTGGCGTGCGGAGATGGACGCCGCGGTCCTGGAGACCGGGATCAACGCCGTCCGCGCGTTCATCGCCCGCAGCGACGGCAGCCGGTCTGCCGTGGCGATCAGCCGGTGCGGGGACGTGCGGATCGTGGTGCGGCTGGAGGAGGACCCGCCGGAACGCGCACCGATGGGGCGGGCGGCGTGAGCCGTGAGCGAAACGGCTGCGGAGCGGAGGGGGCCGGGATGAGCGAACGATACATCCTCGACGACGACGGCAATCCCGTGCCGGAGCCGGACCTGTATCGCTGGGGCGAGTGGATGCAGGACGCTCGCGGTGATCGCCGCCGCGTGGCGCGCGATGAGATTGGCGATGCCGTGGTCTCGACGGTGTTCCTCGGTCTCGACCACTCGTTCGGATCAGGGCCGCCGCTGATCTACGAGACGATGATCTTTTCCGGCAAACACAACGACTATCAGGAGCGATATTCCACGCGGGACGAAGCGTTGGCGGGGCACTACCGGGCGGTATCCCTCGTTTCCACGGATGCATAAAGTGCATGCAAACGACCGTTACCAGGAGTTGGCGACTTTGCAAAAGCTGCTGAAAAGCCTATGCCCCGCAGGTTTCTTCGGTCCTGCAGGGCTCATACGAGCCGTTGGTACCGGGTCAGAGAACGTTTTACCACGCCTGATATGCGAGGCGCCATAATGTCGGTCACCAGTAATCCTCTGCCCCCTGGATGGCTGCAATATCCGCCATATCCAATGTTTGTGCCGATCGGCTGCATCTGCCCGCCAGGAGCGAACAAGGAATGCGAGCGCCAGGACTGCCCTCGGCGTGCTCCGCCTTCGGCCGTTTTACCTACGGTCAGTCCAGGGGGCAGTCCGATGGAGGATTACACCAATGAATGACGACATAAAACCGACCCCAGGCATGATCGCCGAGGCTCGAAATTTCGATGGCATCTACACGGGCATGTGCAAGCCGGAGGAATATGAGGCTCTGATACGGGCCGGATTGCTGCGCCTTTCATACGAGGGGCCAGGGGGGTTCAGCGGCCTGTCGAAGCTGCGTTTTACCGCGCCTTAGGTTTAGACATGGGAATTGAGCGATTCCAACAACATATCATTCCTAATACGACACGCAGAAAAGCGGGTCCAAATACGACCGTTTGATGGAGTGGCCGACCAAATGAAACACTGCACACATCATTCCTGCCGCTGCGCTCGGGCCGCTGAACTAGCGGATATGGCCAACAGAGCGGCCAATCCTCGCGTGGCGGCTCAATTGCTGGCGCAGGCCGTTGACGTTCACAACCAGGAGGTCCGATGTAGACAGGGCAACGCCATAGGGCAGGGGGCCGGGATGAGCGAGTCATGGCAGCCGATTGAGACAGCCCCGCGCAATGCTACGGACATCATCGCGCACGTCCCCAATCGGGCCGGATGCAGGGGCGTGCTCATCGTGCATTTCGCGCACGGTGGCGGGGAGGATCAACCCCGGTTCGGTCCTGGGTGGTTCTACTGGACAGGCAGCGGCTTCCAGGAACTCTCGCCGCCGCCAACACTCTGGATGCCGCTTCCGCCATTACCAGCCACCGGGGGTGAGCCAGCGAAAATCAGGTAGTTCATTGGTAACAGGATGGAACGTCGCTAATGCCAATGCTACGGAAGCCAGGACGAGACGATCTACAGGATGCCATCGAGGCCGGAATTGAGGCCGCAGCAGAGGCTGTTAGCGCCCTACCGCGAGGAGAGAGGATGTGGGCCGGAAGGGAGTATTTGATCGCCGAGACCGCCGCTCGCGTGGCCGTTTCCGACCTGTGGGAGCGACTGAATGACTGAGCGAGATTGCTTACCGCGCGTTATGCGCCAGCCGTCACATTTGGTATAACCCATTGATGTCAAACCCTGAAATCATAGGCGACACGACAAGCATAACCCCGCTTGTTTCGTGCTGGAACTGCGACGGCACCGGACGCGGACTCGTGTCCAATCTTGATCCCGATCCGAAGGCGCAGCCGTTCCTTCCTGGTCCCTGCGTCGTGTGCTCAGGTCGCGGGAAACTCGCGAGCAATGACGGGTGATGGATCATATCTTGGCAGCGACATGCTGAGACATTACAGTCTCGTTTCAGCCAAACTCCGTGCAGAATCAACGCCGGTCAAACTGGAGCCAGGGAAGCCGACCTATAAACCAAACGCGTCGGGACGTTTAAGAGGCGTTCTGCTTGATCGACTCGACGGACAACCACTGATCGTGATCCAGATTATTCGTCCATCGGACATGCCTGACCGCGAGGTGTGGGCAACGCCGGTTTGTTGCACGATGCTTGTCAACGGAGATGTCACCGTCTGGCCAGTGCCCGATCGGGATTATGAGATGTTCCTCCAGTGGGAGGAAATTCTTACCGCGCCATAAGATTTGAAAGTCGTTTCAGTGGATCTGGCAGCAATAACAACGTTCTAATGGTTAGCAACTACAACGCAACGAGTAGGCCGTTGGAAGACGCCATAGCGGCGCATGTCGTGATGATCGCCGACTACATCCGACAGATGAAGGTCAGCCCGCAGCGCCAGGGGCAATTAGCCGCTAATGTAGGGGAAGCGGTCCTTCTGGCTCTGCGGGAGATGCCGGAATCTGTTACCGCGCCTGAGTGATGGGCTCGCCTGCAAACGCTCGTTTTAGGGAGTAGGCCGATGAAGCAGACGGTTCAGCCCTGGGTTTGGGACATCGTGGAAAAGCATGGCATCACAGAGAAGGAAGCCGCCAAGATGCTGCAATGGGCGGTCGATCAGGTCCACATCGCCGCCGCTCTCTACGCTGCCAGCACGCTACCCAGGCCGCGATGATCTGCTTACCAACGCCTTATACAGACACGTCGAAGGAGTTGCCGATGTACTTTGGGTTACGAATGTTTCTGTATGGGGCATTGTTCGGGATCCTGGTTACAAAGGCGATGCACTAGCTGCTCCGCGGGAGGCCCCGGCCTTCAGGCCGGGGAGGGATAGCGGGTCGTGCGCAGCACGACACACTTGACGGAGCGCAACGGTGATGGAAATCTGTGCGCAACTCGACCGTCCGAAAGGCACGAAGCCGCAAGGTGGACACGGTTGCAGCGGACGGAGCTTGAGCCTCAAACACTCGGTCGTTGCCGGACCTCTCATGCAATCGAGGACTTGCAGCGTCGTATATTCCCCATACGGGGACGGGTTTGCAGCCCGCGTCATGATGCGCAACGGCCCGCTGGTGGAGCCGAGTCCAACCAGCAACGCAAGGGCCAAAGTCGGGGCCTCCCAGCGGCCCATACGTATGCCGCTGGCGCCACTGACAAGCTCCGTCCTTCAGGGCGGAGTTCATGACTAATGCCCGCTAGTCCCTGCCGCTGGCGTTGGTGCTGCTTGTGGTGCCTCGGCGGTCCATGCCTGCGGCGGACGGCTGCTACGGCCGCGGCGCCCCCGGCGGCGGCACCACAGCCGGCGCAGGCGGCGCAGGCGGCACAGCGGCAGCAATGAGCGCCGCGTCCTTGCTCGCGCTGCCCTTTGAGCTGCCGAAGTAGAACCCGACGATCGTCCCCCCGATCGCCAGCACGCCGCCGATGGTCTGGCTCCGGGTCTCGGGATCTCCGACGTAGAACACCGCGGCGACCGTGCCGGCCAGGATCAGCATGCCGATGATGCCGATGATCGACTGCGGCGTTATCAGCGGTTCGACCGGCATAGGCGGAACGACAGTGACCGGCGCTGGCGGCTGGTCGCTCACCGCGGCGCTCAATGATGCTGAACGAGACGCGGCCGCTTCGGATCAGGCGGCGGCTCGCCTTCGCTGTGCGGCGGCAGTGACACGAACTGCACCATGGTGCCGGACAAAATGATGTTTGGCTCGTCGAGCGCGGCAGCGGCTTCAGCCGTCGCGCGCTTCATAACCAAAGGGAGCATGGTAGCCGCATCCCGCTCGCTTTCCGGTATCTTCACATCCGGGTCACGCTCGCGCTCGCGTAGCAACACCTCAAGCCGCTTGGTCTCTATGTCGCTCAGTGTGCACGGCGGCCCGATGCGCTTCATCAGCTCATCGAGCTCGGGCGTGTGATAGTGCGTCAACTCCTTAATGAGTATCGATTGGAACGCCGTGCTGATTGGCACCACTGCGGCCGAGATCACGGCAAGCTGTGTTTGCAGCGCGGTAATCCGGTCGTCACGCAGCGCGTTGGACAGGACCGCCTTGTCGTGTTCCGACTCGATCAGTCGGCGGTTGGCAAAATAACGGGTGACAAGGAACGTCAGAACCGCGCCGACGACCGCCAGAAGCAGCGAGTTGAACAGCGGTTCGGTCACGATGGCCTCTGCTGGTGCCACGTCAATAAAAACGCCCGCCGCCGAACACGAGGAACAGCACCACGAGCAAGATCACCAAGCCGATCCCCCCGAAGCCAGCGCCCCCATAATAGCCTTGCTGGTGGCCCCAATATCCGCCCCCCAACCCTCCGAATAAGAGCAGGAGCACGATGACGATGACGATCAGAGACATAGTTTCGGTTCCTTACCAAATAGGACCGGCACGGATCGGCGCGAGCGGCACGATGAGCAGTAGCAGCGCGATGGCCAAAAACACGTAACAGACGAACTTCAACGGCATCGGCAGGCTCTGTGAAAAATACACAGTCAGGAAGCTCGTCGCGATGATGAGCAGCAGGACGATCATCGATTTCGCCCTCTATCCCACGCCATCGCTGCAACAAGCGTTGCCACGATGCCGATCGCGACGCCTATCACCAGCATCAGCCAGCCCAGCATCACGGCGAATACACCGTTACACTGAGCGCCGGGAAACTCTGGCTCGCCAGTTCCGCCGCGGCGATCGTCGTGGTCGTGCCGGTGCGGTTGGAGAACCCGCCGTTGCTGTCCGTCGCGCTCTGCTGCCAGCGGTGTAGCGTCGTGTTCGCCAAGCCACCGATGGAGACCTTCTTGGCGTTCTGCGCAACCGTGGTGCTGGTGTTGACGACCAGCAGCCCGCCGGTTGTCGCCAACACGATCAGCCCGAGCGCGTTGTTGGCGGCTACCACGTTGCCCGGCATGACCTGGCCGCAGCGCGCGAACATGAAGCAGTGCGGTGCCATCGTGCTGGCGTTGCCGGTCCAGCCATAGACCGCCTGCGCACCGTCCCAGACGTGTGTCGCCTGGAATATGTTCTGCCGGCCGCCGAACGCCAGCAGACCAGCATACATGGTCGATGCGGCCATGTTCGTGGACTCGGGACCGAGCACGCCGCCGCCGCCATATCCCATGGCGTATTCGGTCAGTTGGAACGGGTACTTCTTGGCGCCGATCGTTTCGCCGGCCAGCACATTCGTGACCCACCACGGGTCGGTGCTCAGGAACAGGTCGTTGGTGATCTGCCCGGCCTCGCCTCGATCCCGCGCGCCGGCATACCAATGGCCGGATAGGTAATCGAGCGCCGGGTATCCACTAACCGCATCGTTCGGGTAGGGTCCGATGATCGGTGCCGTGGTGGGGCTGGAGCCGAACTTGTATCCTCGGTTGCGTGACGCCAGCGTGGTGAACACCGCGCTGCCAACGTCGCGGCACTGTGCCGATGTGGCGTGAATGCTGCCCGCACCGTCCGGCTCGTTGTACATATCCCAATTGTGGATGTGAACGCCGCGGCTTTCCAGGTAGTCGGCGAGTTGCCCTACCTGATTGGCGGCAATCGCGGGCGACACACCCGCATAAGCGGTGAATGCCGGATCAACGATCGTCACTGTCCTTATGGCGTTCGGAAACGCTCGGTTCATATTCGCAACCCAGGGCTCGATCGGTGCGAAGTTCGCGCCTGTCGTGACGCTTATCGAGGGGAAGATGCGCGCCAGCACATCCTCACCCTGCAACCGCCAGCCGCGGACATCGAGCTGCCCCATCGCCGTCACCCAGCCGGCGTTGCCGAAGCTGTTCGCCCATGAGCCGGAAGACGTGCTTTGCGCGACGCCGAACAGTTCGCCCGCGAGCGTGAACCCGGTCGGCGATGTCAGATTCACGTTGATTGAACCGTCAGTCGGCGTGGCGACCGCCGCGCCGATGGTGAAGCCGCCAATGACCGGCGGAGGCGGGGGCGCGACCTGCGACGGCGGCGAGGTCGTCACGAACCAGGGAAACGGCTGCGTCGGATCGTCGAAGAACCAGTTACCCGCAGCGTTCTGCTGAAAGAAGATACCGCCGCTGTCAACGACGCCAAGGGTCACGTTCGAGGTGTTCGTGTCCGCGACGGCATTCCGCTGAAGAACGCCCCCGATGATCGTCCACGACGCCCCGTACTTGTCGATCAGCGGCGAGGTCGGCGGCATCATCGTACCATCAGCCGACGTGACTGTGCCGACCGCCGTGGTCGAGACGTTGAACAGCGTTCCCTGCGCGCCGACGCCAGCCGAATTGATGCCCGCCGCAGTGACATCATACGGTGTTCCGCCGACCGATGGTGTCAGGCCCGTGATGGTGACGGTGAGGCCAGCGGACACCGGCCCGGTCGTCCACGGGCCAAGTCCGCCCGGCGTGCGGTAGTACCACTGATAGCCGCCAGTCGGCGGAGACCCCGCCGCAGGAGCCGTCAGCGCGGCGCTGATCGACGTGGTGGTCGTGCCGGTCGAGTGGATCGCCGTGGGTGCCTGCGGCACTGTGATGACGCCCGTGCCCGTGGTGGTGACTGGTGCCGATGTGCCTTGCGCGCCGATGCCCGCCGAGTTCACGCCCGCGAGCGTCACATCGTATGGCGTGCCCGCGGGCGATGCCGTGAGCCCGGTAATGACGATGGAGGGCGTGGGGCCGGTCGGACCAGGGATCCACGCGCCCGAGCCCTGCGGCGTGCGGTAGAACGCCTGGTATGACGCAGGCGGCGATCCTGCGACCGGCGCGGTTCCGGCCACGGTGATCGAGGTCGTGGTGATAGCCGTTTGGTGGATGCTGGTCGGCGCATTCGGCACGGTGACGGTGCCGAGCGCGGTGAGCTGCGCGTTGATCGACGTGAGGCTGGCCTGGATGTCGGTCTGCCCCGTGGCGAGGCTGGCGACGCTGGTGTGGATGTCGGTCTGGCCGGAGGTGAGCGATGCGACACTGGCCTCCAGCGCGGCGAGCCGCTGCGCGTTGGAGGCTTGGGCCATGTCGTTGGTGCTCCTGTTGATGTCGGTCGTTGCTTGTGCCTGCTCGGCGGTGCTTCTGGCCGCCTGTGCGGCGATCTCGACGGCCGCCACCGCCGGCTTGATGGTATCAAGCGAGGCCGATGCCAGCCGCGAGCCGGGCACAAAGTCGGGGATGCTGGCGCTCATCGGTTCAGATCAATCGTCAGCGTCTGGATCGTCACCGAACCTGCGACGCTGTTCGTGGTGTTGATGCCACCGATCAGGATCACAATGCCTGCGGTGTCAGTCACCGCCGCAACGCCGCTTGTCGTACCTCCTGTATTGCCGTTCACCGTCGAACCGAGCAAATCATAGGACTGCGTGCTGGCGCCGGTCTTGACGATCCGCGCATGAAAAGACCACTTGGTCAGTGTTGCCGCCGCCCCGGCAGGCCCGCCGAGATTTCCACCGCCGAACCGTAGCCGGATCGCCTTGCTGTCCGTCGTGGCGCCAAAACTGCCTGATGCCATGATGTCGATCGTATCGCCGGCATTGGCGAGCGTGCCGGCCGGCAGCGTATAGGTGGCCAGCGTATCCTCTGTGAGATCGGCACCGTTGCCGACCGAGACGCCGGTCGAGTAGAGCCGCTGGAAGCCGGAGGGGCCTTGCTCCACTTTCTGCGCGTGAGCGCATAGCGAAAGGACGGCGAGCGACAGTGCCAGGAAGAATGCTTTTATCATGCGAGTGTCACCGATTTGAGAACGCCGCCGTCAT